ACATCTTTATTTGAATGTAGTCTTAACCCACGACCAATTGATTGTCTAATAATAACCTCAGATTTAAATGACTCAGTAAAAAATACATTATGTATGTTTTTAATAGAAATACCAGTTGAAAAAGTACCGTATGATGCTACAATAATAACATCATCATTCTTTTCCATCCTAGCTTTAAATTCTTCACGGATATCTGCATTAACAGAACCATCTACATAATAAACCTTTTTATCCGTAATTTCCTTAAGTCTTTTATATAGCTTTTCCCCGTATGCAATTTTATGAAATAGTACTAGTGAGTTTGATGTAGATTTTTTAACCACATTACATACAAAATCTAGTCTCCTTTCATTTTCATTAATAAAGTTTTGTTCTAATGAAAATAATTTTTGACGATCTTGCGGGCTTTTAGAAAGAAACGAAAAGGCTTCTTTTTGAGCATCGGTTGCATAATCCATGTGGATTTGTAAAACCTTACATTTAGCAATATGACCTTCGTCTTGTAAGTAGTTTGCCTTAATTTGTGTAACAAGAGGACCCATGGCTGACATAAGGCTAAGACGACTAACCGTACCTCTTTTTGGTATTGTTCCACTTAATCCGAAACGATAATCGCAATGCCAACATTTATCCATAATTGTTTGGATTGATGTTGCTTTTGCTTTATGAGTTTCATCTACAAATACTGCATCAAATTGACTAAAGTATTCTTCATCATATTTCACAAGTGATTGATATGTACCAATAACAATATTTGAGCTAGGTCTAAGTTTAACACCTGCATATATTTGTTGAATTCTTATAGGTACTCTACTTTTATTGTATTGTTCAAAATCACCAGATGCCTGTACAACAAGGCTGACGTTAGGAACAATCATAAGTATCTTTTTCTTACCTAATTGTTCTAACATATAAGCTACAACCATAAATGATATAAGTGTCTTACCTGCAGATGTGGCCAATTCGGCTAAACATCTACGGTATCTTAAAATCTTATATGCTGCATCTACCTGATAATCACGTGGCTTTATATCGGAATTTTTAAAAAAATCAGAAACCCAGGTATTAAATGTTTCAACAGTTAATGCCGAATCAAAAATATTAGTTATGCCATTTAATGTGAAAGGTAAATCATATTCTTTACATATATCAATAACTTCCTTCCACAGACCAGCAGGTACTTTATTACCTTTAATGAAAGTAATACTACCGTCCCATACCTTCTTTTTTACAAGTGGATGAAACCGCCAACCTTCTATCTTTTTAGTTAGGCTACTTTTTAGCTGTTCATATTCCAATTCGGTACATGAATCTATTACTAAATATTTCTTATTTTCTGATAGAGATAATTCCATTATATTTGTTCTTCATCAAGTCTTATGCGATTTCTTATAGCAAATGCTAGATTATCAAGAGTCTTAATACACTCATAATAATAATCAACGTGTGATTGTAACATATCAATCTGTGTTCTTAATGAAGACAGATCTGCTTTTATAAATTGATGTTTTTCGCCGCTTGTTAATTTAACATCATAGTTTAAAGTATATTCTCGGTACTGTGACCGGTAATATCTTTCCCATGTACCATTTCTTTTATAGATCATGGTTTTAAAATCAGTAACCTTATCCAATAGAATTTGTCTATATGATAACATACTTACTTGACAATCGGATAATTCATTCATATTTTTTATTTTATGAACAATATCGTTTATCTTATCTTTCCAGTCTACTCTATCTTTTGATAGTCTAGATTCCAATTCATCATTGGCTTGTTTGGTTTGTGTATCGTCGAATGCCATTTTAAAAAATACCGTTATCGTTCTTTTTATTCATTACCTTTACCTTAGGCTGAAATTTTTTCTTAGGTTGAGTTACCTTAATTTCAGTCTTTTCATATTGTGGAGATATCTTAGAAAAGGATGTAAAAAGTTTAATGTTCTTTTTACTATCCTCAAAGTCTTCAAAGAAATCTTCTAGTTGTTCATTCACAAAATATTCAAATGTTTTTAAACCACTCATATAAAAATAAGATCTAAATGGTTATTTGTAAAATATTTATCAATGCTCTTCAAGCAGCCTGTTCTATGTTCATATTCATATTTAACCAAGTCATTAAGATCCTTAATCTTTTTTGTTGGTATGTTATAATCCTTTAGAAACTTATCCCATAAGAAAACAGTTTGTCCTTCTTTAAGTTTTTCAATCATTCTGGATTTTCCTTCAATGTCATTATCAAAAAAATACCGAGCTGTTGGAATTTCATTAAAATCCACAATTTGTTTTTTTACACCAGTTAGACCTATTGAGTTTGTCATAAACATTGCATCAATAGGACCTTCAAATATTGTAAAATCACGACTTAAGTCAGCTGTTAAGATTCCAAATAACATTGAAATTTTATTCAGATTGTCCATCTCTTCCTCTGATAATTCCAAAGGCTTCTTTAACCTATCATAAATTCGTTGAATATTCCAAGTTTTGTATTTAGGACCAGTTCCGTCCAAGTCTCTAGTTTGAAAACCAACAACCTTTCCATCTGTGGTTAAATTAAAAACATACAATTCCTTTCGTCTAGGATCGTATGCAAATTGATTTAACTTATGTTGGAGTAAACGGCTCTTAAGATAAGGGTATGCTCTATATGTTAAAGAATTAATAGGATAAATGTTAAACCCTAATGCTAACTCATCGAAGGTTAGCGCGAGTTCATTTATTTTATCAAACAGATAAAAATCTAAAGATTCTCCATAAGATATATTTTTCTTATTTTCCTTAATGTAATTTAATACCTCAACTCTATCTTCACCTTCGAAGTTTTGATTAAAGTCTTTTAAGAATACATCTAAAGAAACGTGAGCAGAACAATTATAACAATGTACATATAGATCGTTCCAATAAAGATTACCTCTCTTTTTACGAGGGCTAGTGGTTGAATCACCACAGTAAGGACATGCAAAATTTAATCGGTCTCTACCTTCTAAAATTTGCTTTTTTTCTGGATGAGAATGGCTATGATGAAGGACTCGGACTACCTTATCGATAATCCGAGTCTTCATCTCAGAAGAAATAATTACTTCTGTTGCCATATTATTAAAGGTCTAAACCATTAATGAAATCATCAAAGTCATCTCCGCCTTCAGATTCTGTTTGCGGTTCTTCAGTCATCTCTTCAGATTCAAAATCTTCATTAACCGATTCAGCCTTAGGTGCAGGTTTAGCGGCAGCCTTAGGAGCAGCTTTAGGAGCAGATCCTGTAAGAGTACCAACAGATGTACCTGGTGAATTAAATTGAGCAAGAACATTCATAATTTTGTTTCTCTGCTCGTCGTTCCATGACTTATAGTCAAAGTTACCTAAATCCGGTGCATCTTTCAAATAATCAAGAATCATTTTACGACCTTCATTAGTATCAGTTACAGATTCTCCTTTGATAGTCATAGCAGATTTTGAACCTTGGAACTTACAAGAATCATAGTTAGGATAACCACCTTTCTTTGAGATTACCAATTCGAAGTTCTTACCTTCAAACGGATCAAAGATTTGAGTTGGTTCATCAAATTGTGGATTTAACTCCTCGTCGATTTTTGCCTTAATTTTGTAACCAAATTTGATTACTTTGATTTGACCTTCAAGATCACGATTTTGTGGATCTTTAACGATTTGTACCAATGCATAGAATACTTCTCTACGCTTTAATCCTTCTGACATTTTTTTGTCAACAGCAGATTCGCTGTTACGAAGTTTAAAGAATAGATCCTGTACTGGACATTTCTCTCCAACTGTTGAAGGTGAATCTGCGTAAAAGCCATTACCTTCACGGTCTTCTAACCAATAAACAAATTTACGTACGTAAGGTTTGCGAGGATTTTTAATATTAGGAAGAAACCTAATTAACGAACGGTAAGTACCGTCTTGCCCTTGATCGGGTCTTGGTGAATACAGGTCTGAACCACCTGAGCTTTGTCTGTCTCCAGTGTCAAGGTCATTGACGCTTACACTGAAAATGTCGAATTCATTTGCCATTTTAATTGTGCCTTTTTTTTAGTTTAACTTTTATTTATTAATTAAAAGCATAACTAAGCATTGCCTATTTACGTGCCCGGGATTGCCAATAAAAACTTTGCCTCGTTAATGCCAATTTAAAGGTCCTAATAAATTAGTTCCTTTGTTAATTATATATTCACAGTGTGACTTAGTTTCAGACGATTTCAATATTTTTATCTTCAACTATTGCAAGTATGTCATTCTCCCTGATACTAAATATCTTTTCGCCGTCAAGTTCAAATTCTGTACCAGCAAGATCATGAAAAAGAACTCGGCTACCTACTTGGTAGTCAGAATCTTCCACTTCGGATCCAACCGATATGATGGTACCTGAATACGGTGGAGCATATTGACCTTCTAGTTTTGGGACATAGATTAATCCAATTTTTTCTGGATATTCATCTTTTTTAAGAAATATTCTATTTTTTATTGCCTTTATCATAAAACTCTGAAACTAAGTTAAAATATCTATATATAATATTTATCTGATTGATTGAAAGAATAGTATTTAATTACTAGCATGAATATGGTTAAGTAAAATGTAATGTTTCAATATGATCATTTCTTATTTGATAGTGTTTACTATGAAATAGCTATCAATCATATCATCTATGGGTTTTGGAATCTTTTCACTAAAGTCTTTATCCTTACACCAATTCCACAATTTTGTTTTCCTTAGATGTTCATCGTTTAAGACATCATCCTGAAAAGCTTTAGCCATGAAATGTTTATTTGCATTTCCTTTCCCTGCTAACTTTTTAACATGTGAAGGTTGTACAATATAAATGTTGTTTGCTCTATATGCATTTAACAATAAGCTTCTTAAAAACGTGTTGTATTGTATAATGTCAATAAATGAGTTTCCGGTTGATCCATATGAAAATCCTTCCAGTGCGACATTGACACTTGATGTACCATACATAGCTACTAAATAGTTGACGATTAACTCTGCTATGGTTTTTCCATCTATGAGTTTTTCTCTTTGGTTCTCAAGAAAATCCTTAGAGCCAACCTTTCTATTGTAAGGCATTGCTATTATTGTACTGTTATCAGAAAGATCACGATGTACTTCAAATGCTTTAGGAATCTTTTTTGATTCCCAGTCTCTATCACCGAAGTTAAAAAATGAAATAAATCGATAAGTACCGTCATGTTTCTTTATACAGACAGCTGGACTATTTAAGGAAAAGTCAATCCCAATATGTATCATCAAATGAATATTTAGAGTCTCTTACCTAATACCGCACCTAGTGCAGCACCAACTAATCGACTTGTTAGCAAATCATAAAGAGCGCCTTTTTCAATGCCAAGAACTTTAGCTAAGGCACTACCAACAGCCTTTCCTAATGCAAATCCAGTAAGACCACCTAAAATTGATCCTAATATACCTTCATTAACAATTTCTTCAACAACGGCATCTAAATCTTTACCGTTTTTGTGTTCCTCCATTATTCGTTCTACCGCCTGATCAATCGCAACTTGTTGTTCGTCTGTTAACTCTGATTCGTTTAACAGGTTTTGAATATTTAATGCATCATTTGAATTCTCAGTAAGAAAATCTTTGAATGTTTTCATTATGTCTTTATTTTAATTATATATTAGACTAGATTTACGGCTATATTCAAATTGTTATAAACAAAGTTAATATCAAATGTTTGAAATTCAATCGTATTACTTGAAAAGTTAAGATCAAGAGAACCTATACCACTCATTATCATATCCTTTAACTGAACTGTAACTAGAGAGTATCCTTCGCTGTCAATCATTTCTATTCCTACACCTTCAGGTAAAAATGGTTGTTTACCGCTTAGTCTATAATAATGTTCAAATACTTCAACGGCCATCCAATAGTTAACCCACCCATCAAATGCTTGCATAGTAACAGTTAATGATCTATCAAAAAGTTCTTGTCTTGGCAAAGAAGATCTAAAATTACGAGTATTACCAGGAAAGTCATTTTGTTCAACTGGTGTAAATGTAGGACCAGGTAAATTAATAGACTGTATGCTATAATTAAAGAAGTCAATCGGTTCCTTAATTAAACTACCAGGCATTCTATTAAAATAGTTTCTATACTTATCAGCTATCGCTAGCGGTATAAAGTTTCTAGGAAACGAAAACCTGAACTGATTATTTCTTGCACTTAATAACATATTATCTTATACCGTTTATTCCACTTATTCCACTAATACCCGATGTAACTAAATTAACACCAGGAATGTTTGATCTTAATTGCTTAACTGCTTGTGTAAAGAATGCTTGTTTTTTGGACTTTGTTTGATCTGCTAACTCTACTTGGTTAATAGATCTAATTTGCTGTCTTGCTAATTTTGCATCTTCCTCTGCTTTTTGAGAATCCTTAGCTTCTTGTAATAATCTCTCAGCTTCTGTTGATGATATCTTTTCAGATAGTACACCAATCTCGTTTGATAGATTTTGGTTACTTTGTTTTAAACTTTCAATTACAGCGGTTTGCTCGGCTATTAAATTATCCTTTTGACCTATGTCTTGATTAAGTCTATCAACGGTAACTTGTAATTCAGCCAATTGCTTAGAATATTCCAGTCTTGCATCTTCCAATTGTTGTGTTAAAGAAACCTTAGCAGATTCTTCAAATGATAAAAATGTACCAGTATAAATAACAGACTCATCAGAACTACCGTCCGGATCTACCATCATAGTTGATATGTAAAAGTTTCTATTATCTAATGCTAATATCTTTTGTGATTCATTTTTACCTATTTTAAAAAGTACCTGACCAGAAGACATGTCAATATCTTGTACATTAGTATAATTAGGAATTCTTATTTCATCATTCTTACCAATGAATACCATGTAAATAGTACCAACATTGCTTAAATCAATTGGAGAATCAACTCCATCTATTTCATCATATAGTGTAAATATAAAATAGTCATCAAATGGAGATATTCTGATAGACCCTTCGCCTTGTGGTTTAGGACCTTCATTAACTGACAGATTTTTAAACTTCTTATAAAACTCAGCTTCAGGTTTGCTTAATGGTATGTCTGTAAGTATCTCCATCTTATTCTGTTATATTTTGAATTTTAGCAGGTGATATTGCAGCTTTTACATTAACTCTATCTCTAAATGAAGTTACATATTTTGTTTTTACTACAAGTTGACCTGCAATTTGTTCAGATGTTTGACCGCTACGGTTAACTGAAGATCCTGTTGAAACTACGATGTTTCTACCGTCCTTAGGATCTATTTGATTTACCACAGTTGCAACTGTAGGAACTACTCCTAAATTGATCTTCATTAATCTTCTACCATATTTCTTTACATCAAAAGAAGTTAGTCTTGCGTTTTTAATGATTTGTGTATTATCGTTTCTATTGTAAAGTCTTAGTACATAATTAATTGCAAACGATACCGCAATTGAACTATTAAGTACAATAGGTCTATATAAAATAGGTTCGTCAAAATCAGTAGTCTGAGATACTATCTGATTACTAGTTTGAATGAATGTTGTATCTATTTGTTCACTTAACGTGATTTCATGAAATACTACATAGTTGCCACCGCTTGAATTAAGTTGAGCTATAAAGTTGGATAGTGATGAACCATTCACCAGACCAGTTAATTCAAAATAATCACCAGCCGCAGATTCAACTACACTTGCATACAGATTATCATAAATGTCTCTATTAGGAATAGAGGTAGCATTAATCTCTTTTATTTCATAAAAGTCATATCCGTTTGTAACCGTGGTATTTAATATACCTAATGCTCTAATAGTTAAGTAAGGTGTACCTATGAATCCTTGTCCTTGCGTTAACTTATATGCTAAAGTATTTGAATTACTGGTAGTAAAACCAGCATTCATATAATAAAGTGCAGGTATTCTCCACTCAATATAAGTTGAGTATAGCTTATCCGCAATTAACAAAGGATCTGGGTTAAGAACTGGTGTATCGGTCTTTAAGAAATTAATTGAAGCCAATACGATATCTTTACCATCTCTTCTTGGTGCAGTTATGTCAAAAATAATACCATCAAAATTCTGAAACGAAAACCCTGCTACAAAATGGATTTTGACCTTATCATATTCAATATTAACATTAGGTGAAAATGTTTGTAATAGATTAGATGATGGAGTTAAGTTAGGATCAAAGTCGTTATATGGTGTTCCTACACTAGTATTCAAGTAAACATAATTACTCTTAGCTGCATTAATAGGAACAGCCGAGATATCCCTATAGTTACCCATAGTGGCAGCAACCGTATCTGTATTAAACATATAAGATCCGCCTGTATAGTTATCCCTCATTATCTCGATTGGATAACCTGCGGTGTTAAACACAGTTGGGCTAGCCTGGTTGGTATATACATACTCAACTAAGATACCTTCTGATAGTTGTATAAACTTTGATGATTCCATTCAATCTATTTATTTACCATTGTAAAAACTTAGGTGTATAGTTTAAGCCTATACCAACATACGGAGATATACCGTTTCCGGTAAAACCCATACCTAATTGTAAACCTAGTCCTAACGATTTTCTGCTCTGTCGTTGTAGGTCTCTAAAACCTGAACTGCTTTGATCAATCATAATACCTTGAGCACTATTAAACTTTGTACCAGGATAGTCGGTTGATAAATTAACAAATACTTCTTTGGTCTTTTTATCTCTTAAGATAGATGCAGTTAAAAATATATTTTGTTCTAGATCAATAGTAGCATCGCCAAATGTAGCTTTACCATCTGTAAATGAGTAAGGTACTGTTGTTTTGATTTTTCTTGAACTTTTACCCCAAGAAGCTTCAGATGCTATAACTGCAGCCGAATTAAAATTACCTATCACTGTGTCAATTGATGCAACTGGAATTTCTACCAATTTCTCAACAATTTTAGTTTCATATTTGATAACTGTTACAGGTGGTCTGTTCTTTTCAAATTCAACCATTTCCTTTGCCTCATCTAAGGTTAAAGTAAGGGCTCTAATTTCAGCGGCCGAGTTACCATTCTTATCTACATAATTTCTAATGGTATCTTGAGATGCCTTAAGATTATTACTGATACGAGTAGTTTCCCATTCAGCCTTTCTTGTTTGTTCGCATTGTCTAAATAAAAGTAATGCAAGAACTACTAAGACTATCATTGTTAATAATCTACCGTTCTTTGGATTAAATAAAAATGATAGGATGTTTTTTAAAATCATTGTTCTTCTTGATATATTTGTAATAGTTTAAAAGGTGTTACTTCAGAAGATCCGTACTTTTCAATAAGTCTTCCCATAAACCTTTCCTCCTTCTGTTTAAGAGTGTCCAATTCATCAAAGAGATCATCTCTCTTCTTTGCCAAACTCTCTATACTTTTTTGCATAAGATCTATAGACGTTTCAATTTCTTTATAACGATCTACAAATTCTTTAAGTTCTTTTCTTTCTTCTTTATTCATATAAATTGTATTAAGTAAATGATCTTGATTGACGATTTAACATTCTGCCAGTTGTTATTGCACCATCACGTTGTACGCCATTTACAACCATCCAGCCTCGTCGAGTAGTATAAGTATTAAAGGAACCTGTTTGAACTGCCGTAGTATAAGTTCTCCCAACCCACATTAATTCAACATAAGTTTCACCGCCTATGTACGGTATACCAGTACCAACATCTGTTGCTCGGGCATCTGCTATGTCATATACACCACCAGTCCAATCATCTGCCGCTAGTGTAATTATACATGGTCCACCTAAAGATGGCCATGCATATGAAGCAGGTGGTGAACCAAATTGTATCATGGTAGGCGCAACCACTAAGTGTATATTTAATCTCTGTCCCTGATAATCACCATCGGGTATAATAATTCTAAATGAATCATGTGCAATATTAAGAGTACTAGGAGTCTGCGCGCCATCCCACCCAACAAAAATATCTAAAAATGAACTATCCATAAAAGTAGAAGGAATTACATAATCAGTACCTGATGTTATTCCTGCGGTTAAAGGATTTATTGTTAAAAACTTAGGTACATACTGCATACGATTCCAAACTTCCGTAGTATCCTCCTTTGCGTGGAATCGCGTCTGCGTACCGTTACCCATACTTGCACGATCCCTACCAACTAATCTATATCCTACACTATTAGCAGGCATAGCCGACGCAGTATTCTCAACAGTATGACCAACAAAACCTGCAGCCCCACTAGTATTTCTAATATCAGTTGACGCAGTGTAAAGTCTCAAATATTCTTTAACGTTTCCTATTCCACCATCCGCACGAAACGCGTCCAATACCAAATCTCTACCGGTATTACCTATGCTTCCACCTTGTATATAAATTGGAGACTGTGATAGGGTAAGTCCAGTAAACCCTTTGATAACACTAATGCTTCTATGACTAGATACCACTGGAGTTCCTATACTATCTCTTGTCCAAACAACATTACCAAATATCTTAGTTCCACCTAGTGTAATAGATGAATTTTCTAATCGTAATTCATGCGAACCGCCAGTACTATTCATAATAATAATAGGTGATACGTTAGCAATAACCGGCGAATATAATTGTATCGCAGTAACTGCTGTGATTACAGTTAGATTGTCAGATGTTAAACCTATGTTATGACCGGCTGCTGTTCCTATGTTAATCGGTCCAGATACGCCACTTATATTTACTGCGTTTGATAATAATGTTATAGCATTACCTGCAGAATGTCTTAATCTAATTTCAGTAGAACTGGTTAGATTAACACTACCAGCCTCAAGTACTATGGTACCAGTTCTAGTCGTTGTTGGAGAGACTGTGATATTTCCACCTAATTCAAACAACGCAGTTGAAGATGGGAATGTAGTTGAAACTGAAAGCTTTGCAGGACTTGATGAATTGCTCGTATTTATGGTTAACGTAACATCAGAAATTTCATTAACCAATCCACTTGGTACAGAATCAGTTCCTGAAATAATGTTAATCTGTTTACCTGCATACATCTGTATTCCTCGTCGTATTACGTTTAGATTTAATCCTATTAGATCACCTAAACCTGCAGGTGAGGTTGCTGCTTTAGGTACATTAATGTTTAACGCATCATCAATACCTAATGAAATATTAGATAGATTATTTAATGATGATTGCTCATATTTTTCACCAGCAATATCGCCACCGCCCATAAATCTAATTGCAGATGAAGATGAATCCTTTTGATGTACAAGAACAGATACTAAACTTGAATCAAGTTGTACTGCCATTGTATTAGGAATTTGGAATGCACTACTATAAGTGATTCCTGCTGGCGGCGTTGATGTTGATCCAACACCACCTAATAAAACAGTTGAAACACCTTGGTTGGTTAATTGATTAGCGCCACCACTTACGCCAGATGGCATAGGAACAGGAAATGCGACATTATCATTACTAAGAGATGTTGGTGGATTGACTCCATTGTAACCTCCTATATAATCAAACCCAATGTTAGAACCAGAAGGACCAGTAGGTCCTATTAAGTTAACTGAACTCTGTACCCAAATGGTTCCATTATATTGCCATACTTGTCCATTGCTTTGTAGAAAATAATCATCTTCTTCAATTCCTGCTATAATTAATGTATTAGGATCAGCACTACCATTGTACCAAGTAGCTCCCTTAATCCCACGTCCTCCTGCAGGACCGGTTGGACCTGGTATACCAGCTGGGCCTACTGGGCCACCGCCATTCAGCAACAGCTGATCAAAATTAAAATTAATTTTATCTACTGCTTGTGAAAGCGTATCAGATGCAAGAAGGTCTTGTATTACGATAGGCATGCTTTAATTTTTTATTTTTTAACTATAGTTACACTGAATCCATAGGAATCAGAGAACCCAGTCCTTTTGTTATATATTAGCCTTAAATCAAATAGGTTTGTATTAAGTGTCTTTGTTGATATATTTTGATCAATCTTTAATCCCGCTGATGCTTTTTCTACATTAGTTAATTCTGCTGTAGTATAATCAGGAGCCTTTTTATCTCTGCTCTGTTTTACATAAAAATTAACAGATCCTATTTTGTATAGACTTAATACATTCTGTTCAATGTAACTACTAACGTCATCATCTAATGTGGTAATATTACCAAACCCAAAATTAACATTAACATATTTTTCAAATGAAGTTTTTACAAAATCAAATAAGTATTCAGTTAATCTTTTTTGTATAAGAAGATAAAACTCAGTATATGATGTAGTTTCATTATACATAAAGTTACCATCAATTAAACTTGGATCTTTAATAGCATCATTAGATAAAGGTGAAGGACTAAATGTTTCCAACGTTATTTGCTGAGGAACTTTTAAATACTTAGACCCAAAGAAAGATTTTTTCTCTAACATTGACCTTGTACCAATAACTGATTGAATCTTTGTTTTATCTATACTCTTAATAAAATAGCCAGGTTCCCAGTTTGAAGAAAACACGTAATAATCTCTATAGTCAATACCTACTTCATTAATAAGAGGGTAAAGACTTAAGAATGCGCTATCAGATGATAACTCTAATACCGTTGATGGATCTTCCTGATTAACTTTATGATAAAAATAATTTTTAAGAATACCAAAGTTTATGTGATTACTATAAAACTGTGTATTCTGATATCTACATAATGTAAATACTTTAAATTTATAAACCTCATCATTAATAGGATTACCTGTACTTGTTGATCCACTACCTCCGGTAATACCAGTATTTCCAGTATTTCCTCCTGTGTAATATCCTTGACTAAAATCTATATTTGCATAAGGGTCTCTAAAAAATATAATATCGTTAGCAAGAGGCTTATACCAACCAGAATGTCTAGCAATAGGATTTATTCTAGGTTTTGTCTGTAAAGACAAGTCATAACCTATAATATCAGATAAGTTAAATATTGTAGGTTTATTAGGATCAGGTAGTATTCCAATATAGGTTGACTTTAAAATATCATCCTGTGCTCTTAATTGAATTGCAAAAGTTTGCGCCAAACTACCATCAGGATTTAAAACACGATTACCATTAGTGTCTATTGTTTCATATATGATTGTTGGATCACCTTCATTAATAGCATTAAAGATATTTGCAAAGCTAATATTATCTAATGTGTTTGTGTACCCATTATAACCACCACCTTTAATTATATATGTAGCACTCTTTAATTCAATTGAACTTGGCGCTGGTGCAGGTAGAGTAAATGGAAAGCCATTTTTTGTTATTGTAGAAGCATATAATTGGTTTGATGAAATGATTCTGCTAATACCGCTAATAAGATAAGTATCCGGTCCAACCGTAAATTCTATAGAATTATATTGCCCATCATTTCCAATCGTAACATCGGTTAAAAATGAAGTAGGATTTCCTGATATATCAGATACACCTTGGATTAACCATTGATTTGCTTGAACAGACCACAATGACAATAAAAAACTTATAGACCCTTGCATAATAGAGTCTTCATATTGTATTGGTACTATCGGGCTACAATCAGAACCCGTTTGCAATGCGCTCTGTATTGAATATAATGATGTTCTATCAATTGAATTACCGCTTGGATTTAGACAGTCACTTTCAAATGATATAAAGATTAGCATTACTATAGTCTTCCATTTATCATTCTTAATGATCTTAATTTCATTTCTAGGCTTACCTACTGCGTTAGGTACCACCATCGTAGAGAAACGATAATCATTAAATTTACCATCAGTTACGTATGAAAGCTTACCGGCATTAAAGTTAGGTTTTTCTTCACCCGATGTTTTTGTTTTTGCAATGATTCTAACACCTCGTAAAAAAGCCTCTGCAAAATTTTGTTTATTACCACCGCTAAATCTACCGAATCTAGTTTGTCTATCTATTAAATGAATGTTTCCATTAACATTAAATCTATCAGCAATAAAATAATCATTAAATTCATTTTTATCAACTCTTTGAAATGTACCAGGTATAAAGACACTTCCTGTAATTGAATTTGCTTCAATATTATCAACAGGTACTTTATCAAAGTAACTCCAAGAATCTTCTATTGCATCAGAATTAAAATATGAAGGAAATTCACATAGATAATACCACTCATGGCTAAATCCTTCAGGTGATCTTCCTGTATTCCATTTTGATGGTGCAAAATTATTTGTACCAAAAGCTAAACTAAGATTAAGACGATAAGGATTATTTCTTGTATCAGTGCCGCCATCATACCAAGCCCACTTATTAATATATGGAGTTGTTCTTGAAGCAACTGCCTGTTCTTTTAAGAAGTTTTCCTCTAGTCTTTGATATTCCGATGTGATGTCAATATCAAATGATACATCAGGATCTGCGTCCTTAAGAAGACCTATCAAATTTGAAAAGCCACCTGCATCATAAAATCCTCTAATGTCTGGCCAATCACTAACGCCAAAATAGTCATCAACGCTACCTGTTAAATTACCAGTAGACGGTGGAATAAATTGGTTATAATAATAGTCTTCATAATTAAGCTCTCCTAATTTACTATATGTTTCACTATAAAAATCAAAATCAAAATCCTTTATTGGATAAATTGAAAATCTACCAAAGGACGGAGAAAAATCAGAGTATAATGCAATTTGACCAGATCGTGTTACATCAAGCTGATTTCCATTTACTGCTATGACAACATATTTATCTATATTACGATATCCAGTTTGTGTCCCATTCCCACTTATTACAGGCTCATCAAGATAAGGTACCCAATCAGATATAGTTACAAACCCGCCCTTTGTATTAACATAGTCTCCTTTTATAAATCTATCTTGATCTCCGGGCTCAACTAAGAGTAATGAATTTTCTAAATCGGTACCGCCAACAAAGTATGCAGTTGTAGTTAACGTGTTAGTAACTGGATAGGTTACTAAAGATTCGTCTAGTTCTGGATATTCATCCCAATTTAAACCAAGTCTTAAACGATTAAATCTAGTACCAGTAAATCTTGATTGTAAGTAAACTGTAGATTCATTTATAGTAGGATTAAAGAAACGAGTTTCTTCGCTAATTCCAAATTGAATTGCTTTACATATAGCAGAGGCAATTTCCTTTGTAGTACCCTTAGGATTAAAAAAGCTTTCAAAAGAAGTACCAGGACCAGCTGTCAATGATTCATTTGCACTAACCTGACCTATCTGATTTAAACCATCATAAAATGTAATCTTTGAACCATTTGGAAATTCACCAATGACATTAATGTACGCAGTGGCCTTACCCTTCCTATTTAAAATCTGAGCATTTGCAAATGTATCAGGTTCATCAAATCCGGTTAATTGAGATATATCAATCTTAGTATCAAATATTCTTATTTGGTTTTCGCCCCAAAAAGAACCTTTCTTAATTGTATGAAACTGGTCATTTTTATCCTTTATGTAAAAGATAGATTCAACTTCATTAACTCTAGCCGGCGTTGGTATACCAGTAACCGTATTAATTGATGAACTATCCAGATAAACTATTACACCATTAGTATTCTTAATTTCAAGCGGTTTGTTTAAAAACTGTGATACCTCAGTTATTGTTTTAATTTTAGGCAATTGTGTTTTTTCAACATTACCATAAAAACCTTCTCCTGATATTTTAAATGTACCTTCAGTTACCTCATCTACATATAAACCAAAGTAACGGTTAATTGAGTATTCATCTGCATTAACATCAGAAAACAAAAATTCAAGATTAATTAGGTTTGCTAAAATAATACCGTTTCTTTGAAACCCCTGTGTAAAGAAATATTCATCTTGTAAAATAGTTGAATCCTTTGTAACTAAATCTGTATAAGAATAACTGCCACCTGAAGTAAACCCGCCTTTAGTGTAAGAAATACCATTCCATAAAACAGGATCGTCTGATCGCCATGTCATTGTAAGTGGCGCTTTAGGAAATGCATCCTGATTAAAATATCTTCTAATATAGCCACCTAGTTTAGATGTTTCTCTTAAATCAAAGGTTTTAACGGCCGTACAATTTTGTAAAACAAACTGTGAAAACTTTTCTGCAGTTTGCGCAGCAGTCTCTCCATCGTTTTGTGAAAACGCATTGACATTATTTACAGAAGAAGGATCGTTTAATCTATATACCACAAAGTATTTTGGTATTTGGCTATTTAACCAAAGAGGAGCAAGAATACCTAAGTCTTCCGTATATACTTCAGATGAAAGAGATCTTGCACCAGCCGCATAAAACATTTCATACTGATTACCGTATGATGATAGGACAGAAGTATCTTGGAATTCTTGAAAAGCTTCGTATGCTATGTCAGTAGGTACAGTTCCGTTTTTAAAAAACTTATATACATCCTGATCATATGTTGAAGTGCCATCAATTTTAAATGCCTTAAATGATGAAGATGACAGAATATTATTTGCACTAAACGACTCAAGGTAAAGATCGTTACCATTATAGATAAGCTTTACATTCGCTGTTAGCTTAGGGTTAGTACGTACAAGACTGTATGATGCTTTATCAAGTATTGGCTCGGCCATTTAAGTTTCACTTTTTTTATTTATTCACCATTCCTGGCTAATAAATCAAAGGCCTATAGGAAATGATAGTCAATAGTTATTGAATAATGAAATCACCACTGTCGTTTGAAATAAAGTTTCTTCCAGTATTTTGTACCTTATTAACCTTAGTCTCTGTAATACTTGGTCTTAGATTACTTACAACCTTTTCAAGATCGCCCAGCCCTTTAGTTACCGTAGCCGCAGGGAATACATCAATATTAAGATTGTCTGATTTGTACTTAGCAAAAAATTCAACATCATATTGGGCTACTGTACCACCGCTTGGCCAAATATCAAAACCGATTTTCTTAGCATAAGTTAAATTGGTAACAGCCCCTGTTGAATTACCTGCAACATTACCAATACCACCGGATGAACCGCTACCTACACCGTAATAATCTGTCATTCTATATTGGAAAACAATTGGAATGTTTATAGCATTAGCGCTACCAAATTGTACGATCTTACTAGACTGAATTGAATCACCGTCCGTTTGAATAACTCTATGATCATCGGCTGACATAAATAGATATGAACCACAACTATTTTTTCCTAATTGATATTGATCAAATGTTTCAAAAGAAGTTTTAACATTTCTTGAATAATTTACAAATCCTGGTGTTATTGGATTACTCAATACTGGGATAAACATTAATGATGGACTTGCCTGTAATGTTTGACCACTATTAAAGTTTATCGGTGTACTTGATAAAACAGTTAGTAATGCCGGGTTTTCATTTAAGTAAATAGATTGCTGTTTACCTTTTGGTTGATCTGAGAATAGTGGAATAAACTTAGATTGTCTAAACATTAATCTAGCAGTACCATTACCTGACGGCGCAGTACAATCGATTGGGGCTACTAATGTAGTCGGCAATGTTGAAGTATCACCAGTTAAAGCAATGTAAGCTGCACGATATGCAGTATATGACGTTACCCATGGATGTGTAATATGTATCTCTATTGACTGATCACCTTGTGGTAAATCGTAGCTAGGCGACGTTGTTGGTAACCCAGCTGCATCAAAACCTCCACCCCAAATAAACTCACCGGCTGTAGCCACTGAAGAAAAGTTATCTTTTAGGAAAAAGTTTTCGCATGTGTCTAAGTTAAACGTGTAATCATTATCAGGATTTAGATAATTATAAAAACTCTCCTCGGATGAAACGTCTTTATATCTTGCATATATAAATTGATTCTTATTCTGTGTAGATTGATAAGGTGACAGAGATATAGTTTGACCATACTTGCTTGTAGAAGTAACCGATGGGTTAGTCAACAAAATAGGCGTTAAGTCATATTTACGAATTGTGTTATAATCAGTATCATTTCCTACATATGTAGGTCTACCATCACTTTGATTTGTTGCACTGTTATCTAACCATGAATATGTTGCAGGTAAAATAACAGTTCCATTTGCAGCTTCCGCATTTGTATAACCAGGATTCTCTGATTGCTTAGTCATTCTGTTTCTTGAACCAGCAACTCTTGATATTAATCTTAAACCAGTCTGCTCAGCATTTGCAATATTAATAAAGAATGTTTTACTAATGATCGCACCGCGTGGATCATCAAGTGCCTTAACTTCATTAAAATAAAATCCAGCAAATACCTTTGTAGTTGAATTACGATTAAGATTAATTACATTACCTTGATCATCAACTAAGGTAACCGCTAACTCACCTGAAGCATTTCTTAGTATTTCACTGAATTCATCTAGTCGTGCTTGCATTTCTGCAAGTTTACTAAATAAGTCAACTGGCGTTTGGTTCTCTGATAAGAAACCTGAGGCAATCACCTGTGCGCTGTGAGCATAATATTTTTCATTGGCAACAAATGAACTACTTAAATGTTCATCAATACCTTTGGCATTTAGAGTTTCCTGTAGACTAACTTTTGCTATATCCTGTTTGTTTTGTGCAAGAATTGCTTCTACTGCACTATCAGAACTTAAGTCAGCTGGAAATTCAATTCTAACTGGTTCTGACCATTCACTCTCAAGTGGATTTGATGGCCAACCTGCTTCAGATATAGATTTAACTTGTACTTCTAAAATTTCACCTTTTCTAATTGCAATATCAAGTTGGTTAATATTAACCGCATCTGCATTGTCATTATTAATTGGTGCCCATTGGTAAAGTCCAGTAATTGGGTTCTTACCTCTAGGTCTTAAAACACTTTCAATAATTTCATAATTTGAAAATGCGCCTTGGCTCTGTGAACCACCATCAACAAATGTAAATTGATCAACTGGGTTAGCCGCACCATCCTGAGAAAGATAACGATATCTTATCTTAAATTTAACAACAGCTTGTGGTCCAGTTGCAGGAGAAGATTTTTCCTGTGGCATTGGCCAAAAACCACGAGCTCTATATTTAGGTGTAATACTTGCAACTGAATTATCTTTACTCTTTGCATCAATTTCTTTTACTATAGATGCATATAATTCAGCCTGAGAACTTCTTTCAGTTATTAACCCTTGTAATGCATTCTTATCAGCGTCACGCTCAACATTAGTTGCATAATTGGTAGTTTGGATCTTAGTTCTATATTGTGATATTGCAGTATCCAACTCCTTAAGAGTTGAATCCAATGTATTCTTTTGATTATTAAGATCTTGTAATTGAACTACTGCATCTGCATTAGTAACTTGGCCATTAACTAGTTTAACTTTAAAGTCAGCCGATGTAGGTGCAGGAGCATTAGGTATAAGACCTTCTCTACTTGTAGGTATCTTATCTTCAGCAAATGATAATAAGAACTTACCAAAATCAACTGCATATCTTTGATAATAGTCAGCTAGTGTTTGTTGAGTACCATCCTCAGCAATAGTTGTTAAAGCGTTCGTATAAAACCCAGCACCTGGAGACCAATTGACAGCAGGAATCTTTGAATCCGGATCAATCGGTTTAACGAAGGTTACACATCTTTCATTAAAGCCTACCGTAACGTCTACCTGTACATTGTTATTTATGCTTGATCCAATCTTTAAAATATCTGCTCCAATTTGAATTGGGCGAGTTCCTTCAACTAAATCAAGTATAACCGTACTTGTACTAGAGTCTACACTTTTAACTATGTAGCGAGTATCTATTGGATTTGATACCACTTCAACGCTATCACCAACCTTTAACTGTACGGTGTCATTAAAGTCTGCTTCGGAATCAGTATAAAATATCTTGTTAAGTTTATACTGTTTCTTTGGTGAAGTTACTGAAACTCCATTGATTTCCTCTGTAAAATCAACCTCAGTAATTCTAGTAACACTAAATTTACCGGTATATCTTTTTGTTCTAGGTGGCAAATCAACAACCGCTTCATCCAGTACATATGAGATATTTCTTTCTACGATTTCCTGTAAGAATGTAAAATAATCTAAGCCTGATTTACCATTATAATTATTGTCAAAGAATTGGATCTTTGCCTGCGTATTAGTATCTAAAATGTATCTCTGTATGATTGCCTTCTCGGTATCAATTGGTACCTGGTTAGTTAAGTCAAACGAAATGTATAGAAGCGGATTAATGAGCTCTTCAAAGAACCAATTAGGTTTTATCCTAAACTGATTAACTGAGTTAATAGAGGTTAAGTCTGGTGCTTCAGTAGGAAGTTTCGCTAATACTAATTTTCTAAATGTACCGTCGGCTAATCTAACTGAACTTGACCCACCACCAACGTTTGTAATAGTATTAATATTTGATTGTAAACGATCAACGGAGTTTTTAAGAAACCCAAATGATGGAATAGTTACACGAGAATTTGTACCATCTTCATTCTGAATGTTGACGGTAACTGAATCCCTGTTTGAAGTTATTGCTTGATTAACCTTTTCAAAACTTTCAAGTGAGTTATTAAAAAGTCTTAACAGCTCAGGTAAAAGTGTTGATATTGAATTATTTTCGGCCATTTATTTAGATACTTTTATTATTTATTTGATAATGTCATAGACAAAATTTAATATACCTTGCTCGGTACAAATTAATTCAATGATAGGTTTTGTACTTAATTCATCATTAGGTATGATAGCTACAGTTACACCGTATACACCTTGATTAAGTCGATTAATAGAATCGGTAAAGATTCTCATATTGTATGAACCTATTGCTAAATTATTATTAAAAGTCAATCTTATAGTTTGACCTTTCTTCCATTGAATTGCACTATCATCGATGTAAATTAATAAATCGCCAGCCGCGGTGTTAATTGTATTAATTCTTAACATGTTTGTAAATGTCTCTAAAGAAGTAAATGCTTTAGGAGAAGCCACGTTAAGATCAACTGGGTTATTAAAATTGATCTCGTTTCCATTTTCATCAAACGGAATCATAAATGTATACTGTTGAGTAATTACATCAACTCTAACTTGGTTAGGCGTATTACGATTAAGTGCAATACCTGGACCAGCTCTTAATACATCTGTGTTATATTGAAGAGTCGTTGAAATATTTCCATTTGCTAACGACTGTATTTCTTCTGCATTTTTTGCAATCAAATCCAATAGAGTAGTTCCATTGGCCATTGAAAGCGATGCGTTATCAAGTTGCTTTTGTAAATTATTAATCTGGTCTTGAAGAGAAGTTACTGCATTCGCAGCAGTAATACTATTTTCTAATCCTTGTACCCTAACATCTAATTCTCTAATCTGAATCTGTTGTCTTTGGAAGATTTTTGCAGATTCTTGTAACTGGGTTGTTGCATCAACAAACAGACCCATTGAGAATGTATTGTAGTCATTAATAATTGTATCAACTCCTGATGTTCCAGGTGAAGCATCAAAGCGTAAGTTTATCTTAAATCCATAACTGTTACCGTTTTGACCAGTAACTTTGTTTGGCTTATATTTTGGATATCTTTGAATAAATCCACCATCAACTGTAGGTGTGATGTTATCCAACATAAGAATACCATATAAATTGGTTGTAGTATTTGCAGAGTTACTTAGATCAACTAAATCATAATAAACTAATACTGAGTTGAATTCAAAGGTAGACGAAAGATCTGTTCCATTGAACTGTTGTATAGTAGAAACTGAAGGGTCCTGTACAATTTGTTGATAATGATTAGGATTAAAATCTACAGTGATACCATCTAATCTACTTCTTCTATATGCAACTCCGCTAAATCCAGCTGGGCTATTATAATCAGCAGGATATTTTCTAATGTCATCATTAAGAGAATCATCAAATGTAATAGGTTCCGTAAAGTATGCATCAATTGTACTAGGTGGAGTCGTTTCATCCATCCAGTTCGCATTAGGATCGGTATACCCAGCAGGTCCTGCTCCTAACAAAGGTTGATCATAATCATAAAATGCAAAGATATCTAAACCTTGTGGGTGGATTGTATTTACATTTCTACCTTGGATATATTCATCTGATCCAATGATCTTAAGATTAGGTTGATAGTTATTATCTGATATAGTATCAAAGAGGATAGTCGGAGTATTACCCACTTCTGTAGGTACGTTAATATATAACTCGGTATATGCTTCTCCAGCTCTGTCTACATTATTTACAATATCAATATCGCCTACATACTTAACTACTCTTCGGTATTGTGTTAAACCTGTAAGTTTTTCATCTTCTTCTACATATGCACTACCGGTAACTAAACCACTCTTTTCTAGATTTGTAGCTTGTCTAAAACGAATAGCACCAGTTTCTTTTAGCCATTTAAAAAATACACGTTCTGAAACTGAACGTCTTTCGTTGTTATCATAACCTGAATTAGTTAAGATTAACTCCTCTAAATTAAAAGCATAGTTTTGTAGACTTTCAGTCCAGTTAACATTAGGGTCTCCTTTCAATCCACCGTTTGCAATCATACCATCAATGGTATCAAACTGCATGTAGTTTTGAAAGTTACCAAATGTGTTAGGGTCTAACCTATCAAAATCTGGAATATTAAGAAGCACAAACTTAGAAAAGACCAGTCTAAGATTCTCATTATTCAAAGTCTTAGAAAGGTCTCTTGTAGCTGAAGAGAAAGTATAAAAAGTTCCTCCGTCTGCCTGAGGTGTTTTAATTAAAGGCGTTGTGGCCATATTTTAGTCTAATTTAATCTTTTTACACGATAGTATATCCACTACCGCCAGTAATATACCAATCACCATTTCCTGTACCATCATCAACACATAATAAATGAACGGACTGACCTTTGGCATTTAATTGGATAGCGGTACCACCATCTAAAATAATAGGATCAATTGCTCCTGCGATTTCAACAACACCAGTAGTAGCATCAGAGTAAACAAAGAATATTTCCTGACCGATACTTCCATCATTTAATTCAATGTTAAGTACACTTGTTGAAGTATTACCTACTCTTTCTACTGTGTAAGGCGGAATTGCAGTACTTGTACCAACCGCAATTGTCATGGAAGGACCAGCGTAGGTATCATTTAAAGTTTGTGGATCAATATCATTTCTAAATAGACCGCCGCCATTTAGGTTAAGATTACCACTTAAATTAACACGGGTTAATATGTTAAAGTTATTTGCATTAATGTCAAGTAAGACCGTACTTAAACCTACTCTTAAAGCTTCCGTTTTAAGATCATTAAGATTAGTTATAGTACCTGCAGTTGGATTAAAGTAAACCTCCATTGCATTAATCTCACTAGCAAGAATATTAAAGTTATCATTGATAACCAATCTAGATCCTGATAATGAATCTGTTCCAAGAATTTCTGTTACGCTTATTGCCATTGTTTTTTTATTTTATTATTAGGATATTTCTTTCCTTTTTATATTTATTCCCATTAGAATCTGTAAGTTCTAAACCTATTTCATATCTACCTGGTTTTTGAAATAGGTATGTTAAGTACTTACTTTCAAAATATATATCAGGCATCGAAGAATCTGAGGTATTTTTTATGATCCATCTAGGTTTATCTTTTCCATTTATCTTACATTTATCATATACAAACATGATCCATGTTAATTTTGGTAAAGTAACACCCTCATTAATAAACCTTGCGGTTACCCAAGATGGGTTACTTGCTGTATGAAGACCTTTTCTATAGATAAGACTAGCACATCCTGTACCAGTATTGCCAGTTAAACCGGTTATTCCAGTATTGCCAGTGACCCCAGTATTACCAGTTGTCCCTGTTGATCCGGTTGGAGCGCAAATTCTATTATCATTAACGTCAACAATATCAACATTAGTCCAATCACCGTAAGATCCAAAATATCTTGATACTGCTTGTATGAATTTTTCATTGTTTGTCGCGTCATATACTACATTATAGATATACTTATTAATGATAGGATCATTACTTAAATTTAATCCGGCTGCTGCTTGTGCCAATGTCGTTATTGTTTGATCAAAATAAAAAGATCCGATATTACCTTTAAGATCATCTATCCTAAGATACGTGTTTGGTACAATTTCTTTAAATTGAAAAAATGCAGGAGTATCTCCAGTAACAGAAGTTAAGTCCCACCATAAATGATATGAATCATTCCAATTACCTCCGCTTAGATTATTCCAGAAGTAAGGACCTGAAAAACTAACATTTCCATTATTTTGAAAATTAAGAAGTGTAAAATTAGGAGATGCGCCTAACCCAAAGTTATTTAAAATTGCATTAACACGATCTAGAGATTCATATAGACTTGGAGTTTCTTCATCCCAGGTTACGCTAGGCTCAATAGGAAGATTCCATGTTGAACCATAATCTTTCCATTTCCATTTACCTTCTTCTGACCATGTATAATTTTCCTTTCTTGCTTGATACCACCCTGAGTATTCAACCTCTTTAGGATCAACACAAATAGTATGTGTTTTTACAATTGAAGATATGTTATTGAATAAATCATACATTCTCATTTCTACACTATATGAACCTACATAAGGTAAAACTAACGGTAGTTTATCATACTGATTAATTGGCCCTCTTATACTAGAAAAGTATTCAGGAGATACATCAGTTTCTTCTTTATATATGATCCACTCAATTTCACTAAAGTTACCTCGTTGTATGCTATTCCAGGTATATAAGATTTCACCAGGATTTTCAATTCTATTAAAAATAGCTCCACTTAATGGTCCTCTTATAACTCTAACTTCTATTCTCTGTGTATCACTACCAAAAACTCTTATCGCAGATCCAGTGGTTGGTAAAGTAACCTGGCTTAAATCCCAATGTAACCAAGGCGTAATAAAAGTAGCCTTTAATGATTGTAATTGATTATAAAGAGCATTTCTTACGTCAGTATCATCATCACCAGCCTGTACCGTGTATGTTGCTCCAGTATTAGTTATAGGATCGTTAACAATAAAAATATCCCCAGGATATGCACCTTGTGGATCTAAGTCAAATGTATAAAATTTATTTGCATTAGATACTTGATTGTATGTCATGCGAATATCATTCCAAGATAAAGTTTCAAAGCTGGTATTTTCTAAAACAACAGCAGCACCAACAGGAATGTTAGGTTTGTCTGGTAGGTACAGTGATGAATACCCAGCCGGAGGATTTCCAACTTTATTTAAGTTAGGTGCATAATTACTAAAATAAGATAAGAATACATTAGAGACATCACCAATAGTAATGTTTTGACCTCCACTAGGACTACCTAATACACTATTAAGGTCTGGGCCTATTGGTGGAAGTGGCAAAGGATCTCCTGGAGTATATGGACCTAATAAAAGATTACGCGTAATACTGCCACTTCCGGAAGCAATCTGGTATGGATTAATATATGCATTACATAAACCAACTACAGCCTGTCCAACAACACCACCTGAATTAAAACAAAATCCAGTAATATTTCTAAGATCTTCTAGGTAAGTACATTTTTCTGGAAAAACTTTAAAATCTGCGGCAATACCCGCAGTAATGTTTCTCTTATCATTTCTACTCACAGTGTTTGTGATACTGTTCAATCCAAAGAAGTCAGCCTCCCCTACGATATCTTTAATATGAGCATTAAGTGGTAAGAATTCTTTTTCAAGTTTTTTCTTTAAACCAAATAATTTAATTAACACTTCTTCAATTGAAAAATCAAATGATTCCTCGGTTATAGGAAGATCTAATGAATCATAAAACCCTTCTTTAATCTGATTGATTTTATAAATCAGACTAAACATATTAGTCTTTCTAAAATTTTTATTAGGTAAAGTAATTGACATATCATTATAATTAACCTGTGGGTCAAATATACTGATAGGATTTGATTGAATGTATTTACCGTATCTAGGTGAAGACTTATTTATGTTTTTCCAAAACTCCTTTACTTGAAGATTATTATAACCAAAAAACTTAATGGCATTAATAAGACCTTTATAAGAACCAATGTAAGGGTAAATGTTATGCCCTTCCATCATCAGCTCTTTTCTCTTTCGGTTTATTTCAATAAAATCAGGAAACTGTTCATATACATTAGTATCTCTAAATATTAAACTGTCATCCATAGATATGGTATAACCTAAATTCTCGGTCATAACCTTAAGACGTTCATCTTCGCCTATAGTCTCTGCATATACTGTAAACTTACCTACTATAGTACCTGTACATTCATCTTTAACAATAAGAGTCCTCTTAAATGTATTCTCTTCATTTGAGTTTATAGTAAAGTTGATTTGAATTGTCTCAGATCGTATATCATTTGTAATAACATAACCATTAGAGTCAACCGTTTGTAATGGATCATAATCCAAAGGTACACTAATTTGATCATATTTAATTAAAGGTGGACCAGGGATTTCAACTTCAAGTGCAGACTGTGTAGCTGTACTAAAATCAGTATTAAACTGGAATAAGAAAATATCTTCAGGATCCGTTGTCTCCCATTCTACAATCCAATCACAAGTACCAGTGTTACCGCCAGTTGATCCAGTGTTACCTGTATACCCAGTGTATCCTGTAACTCCTGTAGGAGGAGCATCATATGAATGAGGATAACCAAACTTTTTAGTATTATTTGATTGCTGAATAAATTCCTGAAGAATAAACATTTGCCCAACCTCGAATAACCCAGTGGATACTTCAGGCAGGTAAATGTTGCCGGACCAAATATCATTTACTTCGTCGTAGTCAAAGTTATAATATTTACCGTTCTTATCAAAAAAGTATATATGTTTCCAGCGATTCATATTAATTTATTTTTTCGTAATCTTTAGGAACAGCAAAGTTATAATAAATTCTTAGATACTTTACCTTGTTAATAAAGTATACCATAATAGGACTAAGATGTTCATCAATAAATTGACGTAGTCTTTCATTCCTAAACATGTAAGAAGATAACATCTTAGACATTAAATTACTTCCATAGTCATACCCAAGATTTTTTAATTCCCAGTCACTCTCGTAAGTAGCTTTATACAAACTAGGATATCCTTTTCTTTTTTCTGTTAAGTAATTCATTGCCAATTTTATTATACTTTTTTAATAGCGCTCTGTGTTGATTCGCCAATAAGTCTACCTGCATTAGTAGATCTTGAATTATTTCCGGTAGCTATGGTTGTACCACGGTTACGCTTAAGCTCATCAAATTTTTCTTGTTGTGTTTTGTTATAAAGATTAGAACTAATCATATTCTTATAGAACACATTAAGAGAACCTATACCATTAGGTACCGGTGTTTCTTCATAGTATGTACCATTACGATCTTCCCATCCTCCTCTAATTACAACAATATCGTTTGAACCTATTATGATATCACCAAATTCATCTAATCCCATTTGAGGATCTTCTTCAGGTGCTAACATAATTTTCTTATTTTCAATTAAAACCTTTTGATCAGTTGCTGGATCAATACCGTAAACTGGTACAAAATAGAATCCGTTTCTGATAGCTTCTTCGTTTTCTTGTGATAAGAAAAACAAATTAATTGAGTCAATACCTTCAATACTTTCAATTAATGAAATTAAGTCAGATCTAGGAACTCTATCTCTTCTATTAATTGTTAGGAAATATTCATTAAGGGTATTTCTAATTGCAACTGTTATTGCATTTTTATCATATCCTTCAATCCAACGAACCACAATATTAATTACGTATTTCTTAACGTTAGGATCATCTATTCTAACCTCGGCAGTAACTACTTGTCTACCGCTTTTATTTAATGTTTCAATAACCTGAGCTTTTTCATCAAGGGTTAATGTAAATTCTTCTAAAGGTACTGTGAAATAATCAGTATCACTTGTTATCTTTTTCTTAATATCAGGTACTAAAAACAGGTAGATAATATTATCATCATTTATGTACTGGTCATCTTTTGTATTATATGCATTTATAAAAGAAAAGAAATCATACTTACTCAAATAGTATATGTAATTATTTGGATTTGCTAAAACAAATGAATTACTTTGGTATGGAGCAATAAGTCTAGTAAATTGAGGATCTTCGCTATCAGAACCAAAGTTAGGATTTCTAACAATGTTTAACGATAAGATTTCATTAAGATCTACTTCATTGCCTAAAAAATCAGTACCAGGATCTTTAAACTTAATGTTTAAATTTTTACCACCAATGTTACCTGCATTACCTCTAGTCTTAACATAAGTAACCGTAATGATTGAGCCTAATGGCGGTGGATAGCCAAATTGATTATTACCAAAGAAAATACTTAAACCACCATTAACACTAGTCTTACACATATAAGACCTTTCGCTTGGAGCCATATCATAAAGAGAGTCAACCTTTTTCCACAGTTGTCCATCTATATCAACCGTTACCATGTATTGGTCGGTAGGTTCCTTTGTAGTTAAATTATAACTTTGTAATGCTTGACCGCTACCAGTAAATGTTTGGCTATCAATTTCACCTTGTATTAGTTCAACATTTATCCATTCTCTATTGGTTTTTTCAAGTCTTATAAAATCACTATCAAATCTTAAAAAGTATGATAAACTATTATTACCAACCTCTAAAGCAGCGCCGTTAAGTATTTGAACATAGTCTCCACTAAATGCTCCGCCTGCGCTAGTGTTAAGTCTTAACCCAATAATTCCTTTGGCTGAGATCCCTCTAGTTGGATCATGACCTGTTAATCTTGATAATCCGTAAATTGATTCAATGTTTCTGGCTCTAAAAATATTAAGCTCTGTTGCTACTGCTTCAATATAATAGAAAATCATTTCACCTAAATTTGCAACAACCGTTAACAATTGCCCGAATGGCGAGGCTGGTGTAAACACCTCAGCTGCCTGGTCATATGTTCTTTGCAAATATTCAAATGCATCAAAGAATAATTGGCTTGCTCGTAATCGCGTTTTACTAAAGAATGACATTTATCTTTATGTTTTTATTTTTAAAATAGGGCCCCAATTACCCTGGTCTCATTTATATAAATATCGACCAACGCACCATTTCTTCCTTCTGTTTGAAAAAATGATACCTGAGTATCAATATTAAATCTCGTATCATAATCAAGTAAACAATATGCCTGTATTTGACTATTAATTCTTTCTTGAATTACTGACTCGTTAAGTACTAATGAAAAAATAAGGTCATCTAAATTACAGCCAAAATCAGGTACACCTAATACTTCTCCCTTTCTTGTAAAAAGAGCGTTCTCAATTTTCAATATAAGCTGTGATATATCGTCCGTAACCTCTACAACTGTAGAGTTAAATTTGTTTTCGGCTTGACCCCTGCTATAGATATCGTTTAACATAGAGAATATTCTTTTAATATATATTCTCTGCTAAAAAATAGTAAATTAGATTATAGATTCAAAGGTATTATCCAGTGTAAAACCAATCTACACCTTCATCACCTTTAATCTCTTCTATAATAGCAGCTAAGTCGTCTTTTCCTTCTGATGAGATAAGGTCAAAATTAATCGTAATGTTACCTGGAAGATTAAATGAGAATGTTCCTAAAATCCTTGCCAATTGTATTTTTGCTTTTGCAATACAATATCTAACAAAAATTTCATCCTGGAACAATGCACAGTCAGGAATTGTGTTATACACCTGAAAAATACACGCCTGTTTTGGTAACTGACCTTGGAATCTAAATTTCTTGGTTAAACGATTATATGAATATGATATTTGTGGTAATAAAACTTGACGAGTAGTATCAAGGAAACTTGAATTAATTACATATGCCATTAAGTTCTCTGAACCTAAACCTGGTCCATAAGTATCTGAGTATATAAACTTTTGAATAGAGAAGTCAACGTCGCCAGCAGAAAAGTAATTTGTTTGCCATCCGCCATCTTCACCAGAAAAACCTTGCCATTCAAAAACATTATTAACTGAATAAACAGTCGATGGCATTGGTACTATACCGCGAGTATCTTCAGTGTTAGTCTTTGAAAGAGTATCACTGTCATCCTCTATACCTTTTCTAAAAGTTGGTTTTGACCATGCAGATGCAGGTAATGCAATATACATTTCCTCTACACTATCTTCATATACTTTATAAAAGTAATCTTTTGCTCTATCAATAATCCTAGCCAATTCTCGTTTAGGAACTGTAAAGGGTAATTGACAACCAATGGTTAGATCATCATTAATCTGTTTGATTAATTCATCTAAGCATGCTTGCGATTCAGGACTATTACAATCTACGTAACCCATATACTTACATATTAATTTTTTGTATTTCTACAATTTCAGTATCATCTGAAAATGTTGCAAATTTAGTAGCTCGGCCTTGTCTAAAAATACCGCCTTTCATATCACCACTAAAAACACCTTTAGGTCCAAATACATAGCAATTATTAACTTCTACGTTTCGACTAATATATGAATCTTCAATTTTTGAATCTTTACATTCAGACATTCCAAATACATTGGATTCAAAAATATTAGAATCCACAATTTCAGAATGGAATATATCACATTGCTTAATATTACCTTTTACTTTACATTGGAAAATATCAACGCCTGTAATTTCAAAACATTGTGTTAACGTAGCATCTTTAATTTGTATACGTCCAGAATCGCTATCATAATTAATTACTCCAGTATCCATACCACCTTTAGTTAGTAAATCAAAAATCTTTTCTCTAATTTTTGGATAATACATACTAACAATTTGACTTGGAGTTTTAAGATCAACTAATACTGATATTTTAGGAAACTGTTTTTTAAATGAATCAAAGTTCTTATATGCCTGCATAACATCCTTATGCTTAGCTAAAACATCGTCTAATTTTTTTAGATCATCCTTTGTATAGATTGGATTACTAAGTACATCATATAGCGAAACAATAAAATGCTCTATCATTGAAAGTACCGTGGTATACTTTTTTTCATAATCGGTACCACCTAAATATTTAAAATCAATATGTCCCTTTCCAATGCCGGTAAAATCTACACCGTAATACTTATCATCAATAAACATATAGTTTTTCCACATACTCTTACCCGGTGAAGAATGAGTCATTCCACTAAAGGGTAGAATAAACTTAATAGATTTAGCGTGAACTGTATCTCTTCTTTCAGGAAAGGCATCATAAACTTTATCTTCATCAAAGTTAAGAACAAATTTACCAATATCCAATCTTGGTATATTTATAGATGGACCTAGCTTTTCACTATCAAATGAAATTTGAACATGAATAGAACATCTATCGGTAGTCGTGGCATTTTCTCTTATCCACTTTAAAGTTTTTGATAAAATTAACTTTGCTTCAACAAAAGGAAGAAGACCGGTTGAAAGACTGGTCATTCCTTTACTAGCATTAAAGTTAGGTACTAGTTTAAATGTATCAGATGTTGGTAAAAAATCACTATTCCTATTTTCATCTACACGAATTCTTTTGTTTAATGCATTTGAAAGATTATCCTTTACAGTGTTAACACTATCTTTAGCAATAAACTCAAATCCAAATCCTATCTTTGAAAAATGTATAGCATTAAGTTGCTCATTAGAATACATGTATGGTCTATGATTTTCTTTTATGAATTAACATTCACACTCCAGCCGTTACCCTCTAGGACTGTTTTAGCAGAAAGACCAGTTGCACTAGGAATTGCATTGGTACCTCCGGCCAAATCAACATAACCATTTTCTATCCCATTAGTACTTAAAGCAACTAAGATGTTATCTACAGCTTCTTCCGTTAGAGCTCCGTCATCCACATCCACATCATAGCCATCACCAAGAGGCTGGGTATTTGATATAATTACATTTGTGATACCGTCGTTATTACTTAGATCAAAACCTTTTAAAGAAGGCAACATTGATAAGTCAATACTAGTAATATTACAATCATCAATATCTATAAATTCAAGGTTATTTAAACCAGTTAAATCTGGAGTTCCAGCAGAAAAATCACTGTCATCAAGATAAAGAGATACTAATGAAGTACAACCTGAAACATTAACACTTGTTAATGATGGCGCGCCTGTATCAAGATCATCACAATCACTTATATCAATATATGTAAGATTAGTCATTCCTGAAAAATCTACGCTTACTAATGAATTATAGTCCGCTCTAAACTGTTGTAAATTGGCAAGGGTTTGTAAACCAGTTATTGATACTAAAGATGAATAATTATCATCCCAACCTGGAAAATCCAACTGTAATACTTTAAGAGGATCATCAAATGTAACTTTAACTGTGTACTCTCCGCCTTCGTCATATGTATGTTCTTCTGAATAGAATCCTCCACCACCTGAATCTACATGAATATTACCATCACCCCAATCAATAGTAAATTCAATTGGTTCACCTGTAGAAACAAATTCAAATCTAAAGTCAAGTTCTTGTGTTGTATTTACTACAAATTCAAATACAGTAGGTCTTCCACCACCACTTGCCGCAGCACCCGCCGCAGCAGCATTAGCTAATGGATTATTAATTACAGCTTCATGCAAAGCATTTTTTCTAGCCTGTGCATAGGTGAATCGGCTTTGTTCCTGAATTTGTTTAAGGATATCCTGTCTATTCATCTTGTTTTATTTTTTTTTATATATCTAAGTTAATCAGCAAGGGTCATCGTTATCTTTCTCTCAGATGAATTAACAGCTTGAATTCTAATACTAACCTTATCGCCTCGATCTAACGAAGTTTCTTTAAGTTTAGTTTTATGAATAAGACCACTAATACCTTTCTCTAATTCAACGAAAGCACCATACTTTGTAACCTTTGTTACAACACCTGGGGCAATCATCATAGGTTTATACTTTTCATCAATCTTATCCCAAAGATCTTCCTTTGGTCCAGTTTGAGTTAAAATAATTTTCTTATCATTAATTATCTCTTTAGTCCAGAAAGATATTTCATCACCAGGTTTAATTTCATATCTATTGAATTTATCTAGTGTTTCTTCGTCCAATTCAGTGTTAGGAATCAATCCAGTTAAGCACTTATTAAATTCAGCAAATACTCCAAACTTGGTAGTACCTGTAACAACTCCAGTTAAGTGATCCTTAATATTTTCATTAAGATCATCAATTGCATTTGGAATAAGTGTATTAAGATATTCTCTATGAGAAACAATTATTGTATTCTTTTCTATAGAATATGATACTGGCATAACGATTAGAGTTTCGCCAACAATAGATTCAAAGTTCCATAATTTATTTAGACCAGCAAGAGAACCTGGCATAAAGCATTTAATTCCAGCAAGATCTACCCAGTAACCTCCATTAATAAGTTCAACGATTTGTCCATTAAATCCAATTGATTTATTTCCAACCGCATTATAGATTTCATTAAATTTAACTTCATCTATTGCATCTGATATTGAAGCCATTACAGTACCATTTGGCGCTGTTTTTACTTTAACATCAACCGTCATGCCTACTTCAAGTTGATCAATAATTTCTTTAGGTTCTTTTAATAAGGAACAGAAGGCAGTAAATTTAGATCCTATATCAATTAATGCGCTTTCTTTATTTCCGGCTTTATCTCTAGATATCACTACGATTTCACCTTGTGTAATATACTTTTCTTTGTTTTCACATTTTTGTATATTACCTTCTATGTCTTCCCCTAAGCCATATAATGCTAAGGATTCTAGTACATAGCTTTCAGTACATAATATTTTCGTGCCGTGTGGTACTTGAACTTTAACTTTTTTTGTGTCAAATGGACTTTCTCCAATTTGGATTGTAATTTCTTGTTCGATCATTATTTTTTTTACATTAGGATGTTAACTATAGATTATATATTAGTCGTCTACTTTAGATATTTTATGTATGAATACTAGAATTGTTTCATTTACACAACACCAACCCATGGAAAGGGTGGACCTGGAACCGGTGGTGCCGATGGTACCGGAATTAATCCGTTAAAGACTCCTGCTATTTTAAGGAGATGTTCGGCATATGCTGCGATAAGAGCAGTAATAAAAACATTAAATGCAGTTTCTTGATTAGTCTCTGATTGTGCAATAAAAAAGGCTTTAGCTAAATCTTTCTTGAGAGCGTTAGGATCTCCTGGTACTAATACCTGGTAACCTGTAGTTGGTAAAACATATCCAACCGGTACCGTAACTGGAGTAAATATTTCTTTTGCCCATTCCACCGTAATTGCTGTTGCAACTGGCGCAAAGATTGCTTCTATCTTATTTCTGGAATCTTCTTGATTTGGGTTAGGATTATCTCCTTTGTAATTAGGTGACATTTCAGTTGTTTCTTTAAAGAGTTTGTTAAACGCAGCTTCATATGCAGACTTAACCACGCCTTTGTTTACTCCAATAGTTACCTTACTTGATGTTATAACTAATTGCGCAGATTTAACTGCATTAACATATTCAGTTGCATGGATATCTGCAATCTCAGATATTGTTCGCTGGTTAGGAGTACCTAACTTAGCTTTCATATTACTTCTAAAGGTTGACCAATTTGCCGGCATAATTATTTAGTTGCAGAAACTTTACTTAAAGTTGATTTCATTGATACAATTGGTTTTGAACTAGGTCCTGATGGAGTTGGGTGAATATGATTATCAAAGATTTGTGCAAATGCATCACCTTTAATAACAGATTCCGTTGCTCCTCTACCTAACTCAATTTTAGGAGAATCAATAATTGCTTTAGTAGATGCAGTTACATCTGCCGTTTGACATTTTATGATTGCGTCTTTACAATTGATCTCTGTGTTATCAGTACTATTAATAATGAACTTAGCTGAATGTGTAAATGTAATATTACCATCATTTAACATAACGATTGTATCACCATTTGCATTGGTTATTTCAACACTGTTATCTGGTTTAATGTTAATCACGGTTGGACCAGTCGCAGTTGTATAATCCATTACTAATCCTTTTTCTTCTGTGAAGAAAACTTTTATACTTTCCCCTTCCCTTTCGTTTGTTACTTCTTCATTACCACCACCAGTTAAACCAAACGCGGTATCATAAATAAGTATATGAGAGTTAGGATATGAGTTTTGAATTTCTGTCTTTAATTCATCTGAAGGATAAATAGATTCATGATAAACTGGAGAATAGTAATTTCCATTGTCAAATGTAATTCTAAGAACGGTTCCTAATTTAGGTACAGAGAATGTTCCACTTCCGGTTTGACTACCACCCGATGAAGCAACAGAAGGCCTAGCCCAAGGTAGAGCTTGTGTAGGTAAAACAAAATCGCTAGCAGGATCGGCTGGATCAACTCGCTGATCCATTTTGCCGAGTACTCTAATTTTGCATCGACCTTCAAATAGATCATCATTAGTATCTTCAACGATACCAATCCACTGTGATCCTTTTAAATCATCTGTTTTTAAATCTTTTGCTGATAACTTCATTAACCAAATACGTTATTAGATTCTAAAGGACCAGGGCCAGAAGGACCAGGACCAAATACATTAGAAGATCCTAATTGAGATCCACTGCCAGGGACTAATCCTAAATAGATATTATCAGTTGGTAAAGATCCACCTGGTTGTATACCAGCGCCTAAAGGATTATCACCTAGTTTAATATTGGAAGAAGATCCACCTGATTGTACCATAGCACCTGCTATAGCACTTGATACAGCTCCTGGATTTTGTAATACTCCAATGATTTGATTTCTCAGACCAAATGCATTACCTAATATTGCGCCTTGTGCCAAAGCTTTAACTGCGCCTACTCCTCTATTTAATGCGGCGTTAGCTGCCTTAAGTGCCTGATTCTTAGCGGCATTTTTAACAGCGGCTCCTAATCCACCTTGGGTTTGTAATTTAGCTTTATCGCTTAACTCCTGATCTATTCCTGCAAAATCAGATATCATTGAAATTGTACTATATGACCATTTCATGCTAGTTGCAGACATTTCATTTCCTCCTGCATTAGTAACATTATCAAATACTTTACCGCTTGCTTCAGGCATCCATTGACATTCGTCAAAAACAAAAGTTATTCTTGAAGTGTTATCATTTAGAAATCTATCTACATCGTTTTGTGGAGCATTAGGATTAAGCTTTGTTAACCAGCCTTGTGTTGATTTGAATCTTCTTATTTCATAAACATCAACATAAACTCTAAAATACATTAAGTTCTTTGGTAGAACTGTTCTTTTATATCCAACATCATAAACAGCAGATTTATATAAATTAAATAGCGCGCTTATCTTTAAATCAACCGCCTCAAGACAACCGATTGTAATACCTTCACCATCACCTGATCCCTGAAACGGATCAAGCATATTTAAAGATTTAGTCCATGCATCATTTAAACCTTCAATAGTTTGCCAATAATAAGGTCGGTATTCATTAACTTCACGAAGACCTTGTATAAATGAAGCTAGATATGATGCTCTAGTTTTTTCTCCAACTTTTTTTAAGTAACCTATTGCTGATTCACCGCCTGGTATAAATTGTCCTTCTTCGCCACTTAATGGTGGCTCTGGGGCTGGTCCTAATAAACTATCTCCAATCGCATCAACCAATGGAGTTTCACTCGGTGGTTTTGCAGGTGTTCCATTCGCAGCTCCATTAAATAGTGGACTTGATATATCGAATCTTAGCGAAAATCCTAAATAGGTTGGATCATCTAAACTGGTAACACCATTGCCTCCACCAGAAACTGAACTAGCTGGTGTTACAAATGTCTTAATAAAATTTCCACGTCTCCTAGCAAACGGATTTATAGTAGGATCATTTACAGGATTATATGGTTCATTAATTGGCATTACTTATTTGTTTTTTTATTTATTTTATGTAGTTGGAACCACTTCTCTTCTACGTAAATGTAGTCTTTGACGTAAGCCACCTGGCTTTGTTAAAATATAATCAATACCAGTGATAACATAAAACCCGGTAAGATATTCATTGATAACTCCATTATCAGAACTACTATCGCTTCCTACGTTATTTGGAGTTTCCTGTCTTCTCTTAGTACCGCTTGGTACATTTGGATCATTACTAGGCGCAGTAAGAACATCTTTAACATTTTGACCAAATTCTAATATTTGGCAATAAATTCTACTGTATCTCCAGATTGCAGGATTAATCATGTCTAATTCAACAATCATTCCAAATTTATTAATCTCTACTAAGTTTTGATAATTTAGAATTGCACTATACATGTAATTAGGATGAACATTGTCGCCTTGTGTACCTAGATACTTGTATTTAACTTGATCATTACGTGGGCCTTCAACTTCCCCATTAATCAGTCTTCCTTTTGTCACAGGTACCATACCTGGGGTATCACCCATAATAGGATCAACGAATTCACTGATAAATTCTTTAGAGTTAAGATCCCAAAATTGAGTGTATCTTTTATAACCATTATCCTTACTGATTTGACCACTTCTGTTTATTTGTTGATACCTAGAAATGTATCTAGCGGTGCCTTGCATCTGTATCATATTACTTAGCATATTAGGCATTTGATATTCAGAATCTTTAGGATCACCTGCTCCCATAGTATCTCCTGCATTTTGTGTAAACATTAATGATGATTCTAAATCTGTTTCTTGCCCAAATAGTTTGTTTACATCAACTAGGGTTAAGTAATAATAAGGATCAATGTATGATGTAAAAAATGATTCATCATTAAGATATACATTTGCCGTAATGTCCTGTATAAATTTCATTGAAGTATCATATGAATTTGTCCACACCTGAGCATCATCTGTTAAATCAACATTGGATGCATATCCTAACTTTAAACCTTCTGCAATATTTAATAAAGCATCCCAGCTATTACCTTCTTGGAACTCAACCTTCTCTGTAAACAGATTAGGTACATTCATTCTACCTTCAACTAAAATTTGACTTGCTTCATTAGTTGATCCTCCACCACCTATTGGTTTAATATCTTCAATAGTAAAATCAATTCGTATTGGCTTAAATGTAGTTTCTTCACCAGCTGATCTTATATAGACTTGAATAATATCACCGTCCTTTGGGAAGTGTCTTGCAGTAAACATACCGTCCCTATCAGAGAATGAAAATCTACATGTTGGGTAAAACCCAGTGCAGTCAATTTCAAACATTTCTAATCTATCACCCTGAACATCATATTGATTTATTTTGACAATAGGTATAACGTTAGCAAATTTACTGGGCTTTTCTTTTGCTGCACTGCCATTTGAATTTGCTGTGCCGCTTTCAATATCAGGAATCTTTAATTCATCTAATACAATTGTTGGTTCAATTATTGTTAATATGTTTCTTTCAATTGCTGACATTATCTATTACTACTATCGTTTGCGTTAATAAAAGTGCTTCTAGAAGGTAAGTTTGCTCCTAATTTAATATTACCGCCTTCATATACTTTAACATCCTGACCGGGCTGTAGCATATTAGGAGGGAGAGGGGTTTTTACTCCTGCTGGTTTTTCTTTTGCTTTTTGTATAAGTCTCTGAACTCTAGATTGATCCTTTTGTGATTGACGTCCAGTATCAACATAAGGTTCCTGTGTAGGAGTTGGCCTAGATGCTGGGTTAGGTCGTTGATAAACAAGATCAGGTCTTGATAAATCAGGAATAACAAGAACATCACCTTCTTGTATTATGAATGGATTAAATATGTTATTGATTACACATATCGCATCAATGTATTCAGAGCTACCAAAATAGATTTCTGATATTTTATCAATTCGTCCAATTTGATCAGGCATTACATAGTGCAATGCTTTAACACCAAGATCTGCTTCATATACAAATGAAGGCGCAGTTAAGTCAAAATAAAACTCACCAGTCTTTTCGTCAACCAGTTTATTTTTTAATGTTAAGGATTTAACGTTCATTACACTTTATTTTTTATGAATCAATTATCATGGAAACCACATTATGTACATATTGTGAATCATTGCTTGTGAATATACTAGACTTAGGTTTAGTACCGGGGCTAGACTTAGTGTTACTTATTGAATTTGAATTAACACTTCCAGCTTGTGCACCTGATTGTGTTTTCTGTAAATTAGCTTTACCTGCTTTAACAGACCCATATGTAGCAACATCAGCACCTTTAAGATTTAGGATATCTTTTTCATCTGCAACAGATGCATAAATTCTACCACGGCCACCGTTAAACATATTTTCAATGTCTCCCTTATCTCTAGGCTTACCATGTTTTAGATCAACTTCAAATTTAACCTCCATTGGAAAATCATCATAACCTAATCCATGACCTAATGTCATTGTTGAATTGTCACAGTACATATTTCCCATCATAACGATTGGATTAAGAGGGTTACCTACTGTGATATGCCAGTTACCTGTAGGTTCAGCGCTAATAAATGCAGCTGTTGCCGTACTACCATTAATTGCCCCCATATTCTCGCCGAGAAATCCACCTAGCATATTTCCTAATAAAGTCTTACCTACTTTTAGTAAACCGTCTATACCATTTTCTAGATTAATTTCCCCAGTGCCACCACCAAATACACTCTTAAATCCAGTTTCAACATCTCTAACAACGGATCCAATATATCCTGCAAAATCACCTTGTCTTAGTTTACCCATATCACCAAATGTACTAGCAACATAACCTGCACTTCCGTAATATCTATGTCCACCACCAAAGAACTGTGCATTATTAGTTGTCATGGTTAACATATTACTAATGATATCAATCATTGCAATTTTTGGGTTAACATAGTTTAGAGATTTAAGTTCATATTCAAAGTTTAACTTAATGTCATTTTCAAACTTAAGTCCCATGTCTCTAACGTTAGTTTTATTTACTACGTTTACTGGACCAATTACAAAGTTGGCATATGTAGTTCCGAAACGGTCTTCGCCTGAATTCGGATCATTTTGTCTTCTAAATTTAGTACCTGGGCTAATGCCTTTAAATGCATCTGCAGTTGCACGTCCAATACCACCTATCTTACTATAGAATGGTTGTTGTGTATAACTTCCTGCACTACTTTGTACAGCTTCCATTTTGGATTCAATTTCTTTCCAATTTAATCCGTATGAAAATTTAAGAATATCATCAATCTTATTACCTGCCGTTTCACCTAAGTATGTAACGGCGGTTACACCAGCAACCTGAGTAACATCTGCAACTTTCATTACAGCATCTTCAGGTTTACCACCTTCTGGTGTTTCTGGATATTTTAAAGATAAATCAAATATGTTATCATTTACTGGTACCGGAAACCTTCTTAAAGTTACTAAATGGTTTACTGGAATTTTCTTATAGTATTTGAGATATAAGAAGTCTTGCGCTTTATAACTAATCTTAGGATAAAAACTATCAAAGAATTCTATTAGTCTAGGTATAGTTACATTATGCGCATCGTATCCTCCCATAAGAGGGTTATTAGCTTTATCTGTAAAATATCTAAACGGTTCGCCCCCAGTTAAACCACCATACATACCTCTAAAGTTAAATAGAGCATATTCATTAAATATAGATCTAGGAATCGGCGTACCCATACCTTTTGCAACAGTAAATGCATCACCTACTGCTCTTTTAGTATAAAAGTTTTTGGTAACTTCATGTAAAACTTCCTGAGCAAAACCAGCAGACTCTCCACCAAATGTTCCTAAAACACCACCATTGATACTTGCAGGATTAGGAGGTAACGCGCTACCTGTAGTACTAACACCATCTCTCATAGACTATGATCTATTTTTAGTATATATTTAACCTAAACTGGTTAGATATTTATTGATGTCTATTCCTGATTGTTGGAACTTATCAGACCATCCTTTTTTAAACCTAATATCAAATTCGTTAACACTATCTAATGATAATGATCCTTTGAAAAATGGTCTGGTTGATATTTCTCTGATCTCCTTTAAATTTTTTGAAATAATATAGAATTGTACACGCTCAAAAAGTTTCTGTAGATCAACCTTTGTTTTAGTGCACATAACAGATTCAACGATTACATAGAATCTTTCGTAGTCATTTTCATTAAGCCTGTCCTCTAATGATTTTGTAGTATTATAATCATCTTTCTTAAGAGGCATTTTTCTAGCACGATTATCAAACTCATAACGGAAGTTCATATCAAAAAAATAAGTTTTGAGGAACTTCATATTATCATACATTTTGATAATCTTTATTTTGTAGAGAGGATTAACAGGATCCCATGCGGTATCAATTACAACACCCTTTATTGGTATAAGAACATTAGGTCTACTGAATGATGATAGTAAACAATAGACATGTTGCCCTTTTGTAAAAATCCTGTGTGCTTTCATTATAAATCAATTTCAAATTCAACCGATTCATTGAATAGAAAAGAAGATCCATTTATATTTACTTCAGGTGTATGATATATCTTATAATGTATTTCTCTTTCGGTTAAAGTTTCCACGTATTCCTTAATCCCACAAATAACATCTTTATCCAATTCACCTAGTACATAGAATAAAGATCTTGTGGTACTTCTATCAACCGTGGATTGTAACTGTCTCATTAGATAAGAAGATACAACCGCGTCAGATGGTTCAGACTGGAGATAGTCGTTTTTAGACAACTTATTATAGATGTCCATGTAATTAATACACTCAATACTTCTAGGTACTGAACCCAGAAATGCTTTTATCTTTACTGCATCTTTGGAGTATATAAAAGAAAATTCTAAGATTTCCGACATTCTTTAAGCAGTTGAAGCTGGGCTTCAAGTTCTTTTATTTTTGATTCGAGTTCTTTACTACCTGGTTCGTAGTGAGTACCCCATTCTTTTCGTATTGTAATAACATCTTTATCAAATTTGCTACCTAAGTTAACGCCAAGATCTTCGCATAAATCAAAAAAGAACTTCATTACATATCCAAGTTTATCTTTTTCAGATTCTTCGTATACGTCAGTTGAAGTCCATTGTTCTCGAGCGCCCCCATGATTGTCATCAACGGTTCTCTTAATTATTCCATTCTTAGCTGGTTCAAGCGCAATTTTAACCATGTATCTTTTATGCTCTAGATTTATTAACTTCTTTAATTAGATTTCTTGCTACTTTTTTATCAGTATGCCATGTAGAAAGATCTCTTATGGTAAGAGCTGCATAAGCTTCTCTAAGTTTTTCAATTTCTTCGGCTGTATGTCCTGCTTCTTTCCATCCTTCAATCATTACTAATTCTTTGGCCTCAAGTTGTTCAGAGATAGATCTATCAACTGCTTCTTGATTGGCTGTAAAAATTTGATTGCCATTTTTAATAGATTCCCTAGTAAATTCTAACCATTTAGAAAATGGTAATTTACTTTTCATTTTTAAAACGCCTTGATATTTCATAGCCGCTCTTCTTTCTCTACGTGTTGGAATTTTAGTCATAGTTTGTTATTTTAATATATATTATCTTAAAAATTAAGAGTTAAGTTTGTACCTATTGATAATAAGTTCCTCAATTGAGGTTCTTAATGTATCCTTTAAAATACTTGGATCAATTTGATTTGATATAAATGAATCAAGTTCTGTAATTACTTCTTCTTCATCAAATGTCATACTTATAATATCAAAGATATCTTTAGCTGGTACATTAATTGAAAATGAAAGTTTAAGATCAACCTTATCAGTTTTCTTTTGTTTATTAAAAAGAGTCTTAATTGGATTTTCTTTTGCCGATTTAGCAGATTCTGAAATTCCTGCAGGATGAGGTCCTGGTCCAACTGAACCAGTAGGACCTTCTAATACAGGCAGTGTTGGATCAAAACTAAGAGGTTCTCCTTCAATAGGAATCATAAATTCATGAATAAGACCAGTTGAAATTCTTGACCCACTTTGAAAGATAGTCCATTCGTTATCCTGTGATGATACCTTTTCAATGTTGCCTATTTTGTCTCCCTTTACCCATTGTAAAGTTAGCTCTTGTGTACCGGTACTATTATCCATAGTTTTATTTTTATATGACAATTAGAAAAATAGTTTAAGAATGACTAGTTTACCCAAGTCTGTGGCCATAGAAATATGAAACATAACGAGTATAACCGTCCATTACAATTAGGTTACCGCCAGGACCGTCCTGCACTCTACCTATCATAGTAGCGCTGCCTCCACTAAATACATAAACCCTAATGTCACTATTGTCAATGGCTTTATATATACAACTAATGTTTAATGTAACTGGATAATCAGTGTTAGTATTATCCCACATTGCTGTCTTTAGTACGGTGCCAGTTAAAATGTTTACTAAAGCTATACTTCCATATGCCGCAAAATTATACATCGCCACTTGCGCATGTAATTCCCAAGTCTGGCCACCATTTATTGAAATAATACCAGTTGCACCAAGCATATTATCGTCATCATATTGTTGTACAGCCCATGGTACTGCTGTATCCGTACCACCAGTTACACTTTCTGGGCCGTCAAACGTTACCTGGAAATATTCCGCTGACCCAGCAGGGCCTGATGCTCCAGTTGCTCCTTGAAAACCTGGATCACCTTGAATTCCTGATGATCCTTGTATACCGGTTGCTCCAGTTGCACCACGACCGGTTGCTCCAGTTGCTCCAATGAAACCTTGGGTACCGCTGGTACCAGTTGCTCCAATTGGTCCACCTGAAGGTCCAGTTGCACCAGTTGCACCAGAACCAGTTGCTCCAGTTGCACCTCTAGGTCCAGTTGCACCATTAGGTCCAGTTGCACCATTAGGTCCATCAAATACCCATGATATTGTATGAGTGCCTGACCATGTAGCAGTTGATCCTGAAATCCAGTTAACATCATAATCAGCATAACCTACATTAGTAGAAACATTTGTAATCTCAAATACAGCTACTACAGCGTTTAAACCTACTTGTGTAACTTGTAAATATCCATTTTGACCATTAGCAAATCTGGTAAAAGCTAGGCTATGCCATATTGCGTAACTATTGCTATTTACATCTCCGTCTGCTATTGACATTTTAGTTGTTAAAGCAATGTTTGCATTGTTACTAAACCAAAACGTTGAACCCGGGTTCAAAAATGCACTAGTGCCTTTAAATTTCCAACGTCCACTATTAGAACCGTCATTACCGTCTAATCCCGTGGATCCAGTAGAACCAATACGACCAGTCGCACCGTTAAATCCAATACCACCCGTTGCCCCGATAACTCCAGTTGCACCTCCGGTACCGTTTGCCCCAGATAAATAGAACTGTACACCTAATAGATCACCTGGCTGAAATGCTAATGCATCAAAGATAGAATTAGGACCAGTACCATTATAAAGAAGTTCTATACCTAACACAGACGAATATGCAAACGAACCATTACCACCAGTGATAGCCTGAACTACAGCACCTGATAAAATGTTACCTTCACTATCGCATCTCCAAAGTCTAATGTAACCAAGAGTAGTTGGAACGGTTGGGTTTAGTTGATCTATATCATTTAACCCTTCAAATATTGGTTTTACTATCCCTGCTATAATAGAACCCGATGGAGTTAACTTTGCATCCATTGAAAGTATTATCCAACCTGTGTTATTTGCTTGTGGATATTCTGGATAATTATTAATCCCATGATAATTTAGAACATAACCTCCTGAGATAAATGATGGCTGTACTGGGGATCCACCGTCCTGTAAAGAATTGTCAGGTTGATATTCATAATAAAACTCAGCAGCCGGATATCCAGTTGCTCCAGTTGCACCATTCGCTCCATCGTATGAATATGTTATCGTATATCTTCCTGATACAAGTGATGCAGGTGGTATACTTCCACTAATATGTGTAACTACATAATCAGTCCATGTAGCATTATTGATGATAGCAGTTACTTGGTACAATGCAATAGTATTGTTAGTATCAACTCTCTGGATTTGTAAATTGAATACACCACCACCAAGTAATAAATTTGATGCAACGGTATGCCATTGTGTATAATCACTACTAAGAACAGCAGTGTTACTAACAGATATTACGCTGATTGCACTAAATGTAGTGCTATCCGCGGTAAAATTAGAAGTACCTGGATTGGCATATCCGCCAATCCCGTTATAATCCCATCTACCGCTATTTGATCCATCATTACCACCTAAACCAGTTGCTCCGATTGTCCCATTTCCAGTTGCACCAGTTCCACCTATGTTACCAGTTGCTCCAGTTCCACCTATGTTACCAGTTGCTCCTAGTAAACCAGTTGCTCCTTGTAAACCAGTTGCTCCTATGTTACCCGTGGCACCTTGTAAACCAGTTGCTCCTATGTTACCCGTAGCTCCTATGTTACCCGTAGCTCCTATGTTACCTGTAGCACCTTGTAAACCAGTTGAACCTTGCAAACCTGTTGCACCAGTTCCACCTATGTTACCCGTTGCTCCTTGTAAACCAGTTGCACCAGTTGCACCTATGTTACCCGTGGCACCTTGTAAACCAGTTTCTCCAGTTGCACCTGTTCCACCTATGTTACCCGTGGCACCTATGTTACCCGTGGCACCTTGCAAACCAGTTTCTCCAGTTGCACCAGTTGCACCTTGCAAACCTGTGGCACCTATGTTACCCGTGGCACCTTGCAAACCAGTTTCTCCAGTTGCACCAGTTCCACCTATGTTACCCGTGGCACCTATGTTACCCGTGGCACCTTGTAAACCAGTTTCTCCAGTTGCACCAGTTGCACCTATGTTACCCGTTGCACCTTGTAAACCAGTTGCGCCTTGTAACCCTGTGGCACCAGTTCCACCTATGTTACCAGTGGCACCTTGCAAACCTGTGGCACCTTGCAAACCTGTGGCACCTTGCAAACCTGTGGCACCTTGCAAACCTGTGGCACCTTGCAAACCTGTGGCACCAGTTCCACCTATGTTACCCGTTGCACCGGTAGAGCCAATATTTCCTGTTGCTCCAGTAGAGCCAATATTTCCTGTTGCTCCAGTAGCTCCACCTTGTGTATTCATTACTTGTTGACTAGTAAAGATAACTGAAGGAGTAGCTGGAGATGTTGGTGTTGTACCAGCAGGAAGATATTCCAACGATACATTTATATCTTCAGTTTGCCATATCAATTCAATATAATCACCAGCAGCTAATTCTTGCATAAGATTAAGAGCAAGAATTATTTGACCTGATCCACCGCCATGCTGAGCTGTAACTGTACATTGACTCGAACTATCTGGAATATCCGTTCCATTTTTACGGAACCAAACATTTGTATTTGCATCAGCATTTCCAACATTTATAAATTGAATTGAAAACTGTAAATTATAAACTCCTGCATATGCATGTGTTATACGACTATTAGAAACAATACTTATCCCAGTAGAGTCCGGATCTGTATTGTTAAGTGTAATAGGATAAGCAACAGTCGTGCTTGCTGCTGTCTGATCTTGTGTACTCCAAAAACTCCCCCAATATCCTAATGCACCACCAGCACCTTGTGGACCTGTTGCCCCGGTTGCGCCTGCGCCAGTTGAACCTATGTTTCCAGTTGATCCTATATTTCCTTGCGAACCAGTTGAACCAGTAAAACCAATATCTCCCTGTGAACCTGTTGCGCCAGTTGAACCTATGTTTCCAGTTGATCCTATATTTCCTTGCGAACCAGTTGAACCAGTAAAACCAATATCTCCCTGTGAACCTGTTGCCCCAGTAGAACCTAATCCTGTTGCTCCTATGTTTCCTTGCGATCCAGTTGCACCTGTTGAACCAGTAAATCCTTGTGATCCAGTTGCACCTGATCCTGTTGCACCAATATTTCCTGGTGTTCCTGTTGATCCAGTAAAACCAATATCTCCTTGAGACCCAGTTGCACCAGTGGAACCTAACCCAGTTGCACCTGATCCTGTTGCACCAATATTTCCTGGTGTTCCTGTTGATCCAGTAAAACCAGTATCTCCAGTAGAACCAGTGGCTCCACTACCCGTTGCACCAATATCTCCTTGTGGTCCAGTAGCTCCAGTAGCTCCAGTAGCTCCACCGCCACCCCCACCAGTAGAACCATCTATATCAACCGTAACAGTTCTGTAAGGACCAGTTGTACCTGTAACTGTAACAACATCACCAGTAAATTGTAAGTACCAGGGACCTGGATATTCTACTCCATTTGGATCTTTAATAATAGTTACATAATCAGAAATATTCTGAGCATCTAAATTGCCTTGTGCAACGTCGGATCCTGCCTGTAGATTAGGATAAACTTGTGTTGATACATTCCATCCATAAGATCTGAGCTCTGTTTGTTGCGTTATTGCGTTTGCGATAGCATTAGTTGGAATTCTATTAAATGCAGAATAAGGAGCCTCTTCATCAAACGTTACATAAAAAGACATTGTTACTAAATCACCTAATCTGTTAGTAACATGTGATATTGTCCATAGGTTAAATATTCCAGTTAATGGAACAGCTGAGTTTGCATCAGTTGCCTGATTTATAATTTGAAATCCTTCTGTAACGTCACTGTTAAAGAACTGACCATTTACATCAAGAAAAACGGTAGCTGGGCAATAATATAACCCATCAGTAAAAACTACAACCAGAGAAGTCGCTGTTGCATTCCCTGTAGCATTATTACTTAATACTGCAGTATTTGCTCCGTAATTTACACTATCTACGGTAGTACCTGGTGGAAAATTTGCATTAGAAATTTCTAGCCCAGGATACAATAAAATAGTATTAGTTATGCTACTAATATTTGGACTACCTATGCTACAATTTGCAGTAGGATTAGTCGGTAAAGACTGTTCAAAAGACGGTATGGTTATTTGTCCTGTAATAAGATTAGGTCTTGCCATTTGGGTATATTAATTTTTTAAAAGTCTAGTCTTATCAAACAGCTAGCGGTTGAATTTAATGAAGCTAAATTAAATATATTATGGTTTGGGCCAGCCGTTAATGTCATGGACAAAGCGGATATAATAGCTCCTCCTACTAAATGACCTCTGATTATAGGAAAGAATGTATTTTGTGCTACACTATCAGCTCCTGCTCCATTAGTCGCCGATGCGGGTACCGTAACGGCTAAAGTTGTGGCACCACCTCTTGACCCAGTGGCATACAAAACTCCTAATAGTTGTACATCACCTCCGGTCGGTGCTGCTATGGTTAATACCGTTGCTGTTGCAGAAGTAACCTTAAATCCTAAAGAATAACCTGCAGCAGAACCTGATGTTGCTCCCGTGTCGGCAGTGGTTACATCAAATGTGTTTGTAGCCGCATTAGAAACGACTCCATAGAAATTATCCTGGTTTGCATTTCTTATTATGACAGTATCACCATTTGCATGACCATGACTGTTACGCGTAATTGTTAGAGTGGTACTTGTTCTTGTCCAAGATAAACCAGTGTTAACTGTGGCACTTGAAAGTAACCAACATTCAATGTCACCACTTACAAATGCCTGGTAGCGAGAAACTGTATTGTATATAGTAGAGGTACCACCGCTACCGGCGCCAGTTGCACCAATATTTCCTTGTGGTCCAGTTGCTCCAGTAGAACCTGGTCCAGTTGCGCCAGTTGAACCAAGTCCAGTTGAACCGATATTTCCTTGTGATCCAGTTGCTCCGGTTGCTCCGGTTGCCCCAAGCCCAGTTGCTCCAATAGAGCCTGAACCAGTCGCACCAATATCTCCTTGTGGTCCGGTTGCTCCAGTAGAGCCTAATCCAGTTGAACCAGTAAATCCTTGATTTCCAGTTGCACCAGTTGCTCCAATCCCAGTTGCTCCAGTAAAACCTAATCCAGTTGAACCAGTAAATCCTTGATTTCCAGTTGCACCAGTTGCTCCGATTCCAGTGGCTCCGGTAAAACCTGAACCAGTTGAACCAGTAAATCCTTGATTTCCAGTTGCACCAGTAAAACCTATACTGCCAGTTGCACCAGAACCGGTTGCTCCGGTAAAGCCTTGCGCTCCAGTTGCACCAATTGCTCCAGTAGGACCTTGTGCACCTGCCGTTGTTAATGAAACGTTTCTCCAACTATTGCTCGAAGCATTCCACTGAAGAATATCATTATTAGTTGGTCCGCCACCTACATATGTTACATCATATAACAAATCTGCTGTAGGTTGACCATTATTTAGATTTGATAAATTAATTTGACCTTCGTCTAATCGATATACCACATTATTAAATGCATCGGTAGAAATAGATAATGCTGGACTACTTGATACTGAAACGCCTAGTCCTTTAAAAGTTAAATCGGTACCACTCATACCAGCAAAAACTGCCAAACCAGTACCTATGTTTATCCCTTGGTTTACTTCGCCTTGTGATCCTGTATTAATAAGTCTAATTGAATTTGTAGTAACATCATATTGTAAACTCATACCACTACCTGCAACAAGGTTTACTGTTGCATCAGGCGTAGGCGCATTTAATAAGGCATTGTTACCAGCTTGCCATGATCCAATTGTTCCGGTGTAATTTACTCTAATTTTACCAAATCCTGGTTGAGCACCAACTGTAATGTCTCCTGTACCAATTCCACCAATTAAGTCCCATTCATTTGTATCAAATGTACCTAATGTTGTTCTTTGATTGGCTCTCCACCACGCCAGAACCTGCTCAGGTCCGCTGGTTGTACCACTGTTTCCTGTTGGGCTATCAACCTCAACTGGATGATATACAATATTTCCTTCGTCATACACCCTGTCATTAACCCAAGGATTAGCAACCATTCTGAAGTTCGTATCAACTTCAGCATTGAACAGTTCTCTACCTATTTCGGTTCTAAAGAGAATATATTCTTGTAAATTAAATGCCATTATCTAGTATCTTTTTTTATTTATTTTCTTAAGCAGGAGGATCTTTCTCTATCTTAACACCCTTGTATGGAAATTGCTTATTTCCTCTAATCTCAAGTAGCCCTTTTCTTAATGAACTTAGGTACCATGTATTTTGACTCCAACCCGGTTCTGCATAACATGGAGAATAAATCCCAGTTACATAAATACGACGAATTTCATTATAGAATTTTAAGTACTCTCCTACCGATTGATTGATAAAAGAAATCTGTCTATCTGTAAATATACTTCTTTGACTATTTCGTTGACGATCATATTGTGAGCCTGATGTGAGTTTGTATGAACCTGTGATATTACTTGCAGTGTATTCAGTAGTAAAATCATACAGGTCACTTACACCGCTAAAAAGTTCAAGCGAACATAAAGATCCTAACACACAATTATCAATAAGCTTGTATTGTGTGTCAAAGTATAAAGACATTGTATTAACATCTTCATATGTAATAAATTCATTATTGATTCTATCCCAGAACATAATCTTAATACCTGTAGTATTAATTCTGTTCTTTTTAAGATATTGTAAAAAATCTAATGCTAATTTAAATGATAAGGCTTCAACTATCAAGGTGACTATACTTTTTTGTATATATTCACCCTTTAATCTGCTGGTAGTTATTTATAAGATCTTTGATGTTACCATTTGTAATACCGCAATCATTCAGGATTGTAAGATGAGAAGTATCTCGGTATTCATCTATCCAATACACGTGTTTAAACCCTGCATTGACCAGAATCTTAGTGCACATTTTACACGGTGAAAGAGTTAAGAGTACGATGTAGTTTTCAGGATCATATTCTTTAAATTTTGCAATCATATTAACCTCGGCATGTATAAATCCACTTTCTCCTGGTATTAATGATTCTTCTTCGGTGCCTGTTTCTGGATTCATTTGTGCTCCGCTGTAAGAACCGTTATAACCAAAACTGGCTATTTTACTAAAGTCCCTTTTAAGAGTCATACACCCTACTTTTGTAGTGGATGAGTTTGATAGATTTTTTATGCTAAGCAAAATATCAATAAAAGTATTGATCTTTAACTCCAGTCGTTGAATTTTGGTATCCATTTCTTCTTAATTAAAGTGGCATCCATTTTGATGTCAGGGAATTCTTTAGTTAAACTTTTTGCGATTTTAATGTTTTCTTTATCATCATCAAAAAATGTAAAGTTTCTAAATCCTTGTTCGATAAGTTTAACAAAGGCTTGCTTTTTTCTTTCTGCAATAGATCCACTAAACTCTGACTTAGGATCATTAATTGCAAAGATATAGGCTGGGTCAATTCTCACACCGTGGTGGTAGAGAAAATCGTATATAAGTTTTGAATCGTCGCGTGCAGTAATAATTCCAACCGGGTCTCCTTTTGATATTGTTCTCTTTAGAATATCAAACACCCATTCAATGATACGACCAGCTTTAAGAATATCTAAATCTTTAAAATCAGAAAAATCCATTTCATCGTTTTCTCTTCTTTCAAATTCATTAAAATCTTGCGGTGTTAATTCTTTATAGAAGCCGGTCTGTGGATTGCTTACTTTGATTTTACTCTGTGTAACAACAAGAGTATCATCTACATCAAATACTGTGATGTGTTTGTTATTCCTAAAGCTTTCATATAACATCATATATGGTAATTATCGTTAATCTATTTTCTCCGCACTAGAGGTGAGTTTTGATAGAGACTGGATTAACAATCTCTACCATTTGTATATATATGTTTCACAACAGGGAATCTTAATGAGTAACCACCCATTTGATTTTGAGATTCCTCAAAGTATTGAACCGTTACAGTTTTACCTACCAATTCATTGTGGCGGTTTAAGTAATATTCTCGTTGTTCCTTGGAAAATCCAGATCCTACCGATACACGGTAACCTTTATGTTCAATAATGATACTGCTTAAACATTCCTTTTCAACTTGTTGGCCATTTTCAGTCCAACGAATTGTACCGTTTACACATTCTAAAACCGTGTATTCTGCATCATGGAATTTTTTCACCTTTAAGAGGCTATGTGAACGGGTACCTTCATAACCAATGTTCTTACGAACCATGATACCTTCATAACCGTTAATTTCGGCATCCTTAGCCATTTCGGTAAATTCCTCTTCGGTATTGATACGGATCTGTTCAACAATAGTAAGAGTGTTAAATTCTCCGTTTAGAATACTGTTCATAGTAGGACGTTGTAAACGGTCAGCCAATTTATCAGTACCTTTATGATTATCAAATTCCTCAATGGTAAGACAGTCAAATACCAAGAACTTAGGATTTTGAATTGTATGATCCTTACGGCGAATCTCCTTCATAATACCTTGGAAGTCTTCTTTACCATTTTGGTCAACCATACAGACTTCTCCATCTAGGATAAAATTACCAGGGATCTGTTTAATGTCTTCGGCAATACGACCTAGTGTTTCAAATTCTTTACCGTTTCTTGAATAAAAAGTTACAGAATTACCTTCCTTGCGACAGATACAACGGACGCCATCGAGTTTACGAGAACCGTACCATTCCTCAGTTCCGAAGTTTACACGGGTTGGCGAGTATGGGTGTGCGAGTGCAACCTTAAATGTAGGTATGATATTAGGATGTACCTTAAGTACCGATGTAATTGATGCACCCATACGAAGATCGCGGTCTAAGATAAAGTGTACCAATTTTTGTAAGTCAGATGGCAATTCATTTACGAATGTATTTACTGCTTGGATAGCAGCATGCCCGGTTAAATTGTTATCAGCCAGGTTATCCAACAATTGGAATAAATCGGAATAGATATTTTCAGGTGCAGTTAGATGCGAGTTCTTTAGTAGAACCTTGGTATGCACACCGTACTTTTTGAAAGGATTGTATGTATAATAGAAAACCTTCTTAAGGAATTCATTATCAGCATGTTTACGAATTGTTGCAATCTTATGATTCCCTGAAGATGATGCGTTCATTTCATCCAGGAATGATTGTAAGTAGTTTAGATCTTTTGTAAGGTTTTCCATATACCGTTTAATTTTATATAAATATAATACAAATAATTGGGATTTGAAAATTTTTCTCTAACTTTTTTCTCCCAATATGAAAAAAGTTATTAACAATTCTGGTTCTTTAACCCCATGTAAAAATTAAGGGTTCTATTAAAGGTCCAGTGTTTTTCACGTTGCTTATTAGTATCGGTGTTGTAAAAAGTGGATCTTTTCATACCGCATCTTTTAACTAAGAGTTCCACAATCTCTTCCTTTGTATTGAACTGTTCCATGTCTTCGGATTGATCATTAATGGATTCTCTTTCTCTCTCTACTTTACCTAAAGCAGAATCATAATTCATACCTTCGTAAAATACATAGTATCCTACCGACCCTGGTAATGCCCAGTCATTGAATCCTAAAATAAGTAATGAATGGTAAGTGTCCATTGATCCTTTCCAATATTCGGTAGCAGATCCTGGTTGGTTCATGTTCTCACGGGCTTCAGCGTATTTCTGAATTAGGTATTGTACGTTGTTAATCATAGTATATTGTATTAATTAATTTATAGTATAAATTTAATACAATTTTTTGGGATAAAAAAATATTTCACCAACTTTTTTCACTCTAGAGAGAAAAAAGTTTATAGGTAACTTGTGGATAATTCCTGTAAGTGTTTTAGGAGTTTTTGATCTTTTATCTGATATACAATTTTCATACCTTCCTGGTTTCTTTTAAAGCACATTACTTCTCTACCAGTTTTTAACCTATGCATAAAACTTGTTGCAACCTTAGGATCCATTTCAAATACAAATCCACTCATAACATCATTTACCTTGCTTGGTGGCACACTCACCCAATACACCCTATGTGAGTTTTGAATTTTATTCATCTGATTGATACTTACTGCAAATGAATCATAAATAAGAAAAGGTACTTGCGTTTTTACTTCTACCATTTCGCCATCAACATCAAGGTCTTTTGTGGAATCAAACATATAGAGAGATTCATTAACACTATGACCACAATCTCTAAGGTACTTTGCAACAATCTTTTCGCCAAGTATGCCTAACAATGTTTTCTTTAATTCATCTTCCTTATTCATTGGTATTGTCTTTTATGAGTTCTTGTATATCTTTAATCTTTGCGCATTTTTCGTACTGTTCACGTTCCTCAAAAAATTCAAGCAAATGATTTAGTTTTGCTATCTTATGTTCAGGTGTTTCATCATAGCCTAATATATCTTCGGGCGAAGAAATTATCAGGTTGTAGAATACTTCCATAAACTCTTCATGGGCAAGTTCTCCTAATCCAAGTATAATTATTTTAGGTCTTTTATTTTCTTCCATCTATCATATCTTTAACTTGTCTAATAAGATTAATTTCATCTTCATTAAGTTCCTTTGGTAATTCAACCAGAACATTTACATAGAGATCTCCATATTTTTCAGGCTGATTATAAATAGGAAATCCTTTTCCTTGTATTCTTAACACCATTCCATTCTGGGTACCCTGTGGAATAGTGAAATTAATTTTCTTATCAAAAATATCTATTGATGATTTGCCACCTAGCATTGCATCAAAAACACCAACACGGTGTATCTTATGTAAGCCTCTATTGTCTATCATATAGTCAAGGTGGTCCAATATATTGACTGTAAGAATTAGATCTCCGTTTAGTTCTTCGGTCATTCCTTTTTGCCCAAGACCTTTTAACTTAAGTCTTTGACCATTCATAATACCAGGTTCTATTGATACGGCAACAGTTCTCATACCTATTCGTAATTCTCTACGAGTACCGAAATATGCTTCTTCTAAAGTTATCTGTATCTGTGCATTAACATTAGTACCCTTCCCGTTTTGAGAATAGCCATACCTAGCATTAAACGCCTCAGAGAATCCATGATTCTTTAAAAAGTCTTCAAACAGTTGATCATCAAATTGGAAAGATCCGCCACCTGCAAATTTTGACTGTGTATGCCACTGGGCTTTCTTTTTTGGATCTCCTAAGATATCATATGCCTCGGCTATTTCCTTAAATCTTGAATCGTCGCCACCCGTCCGGTCCGGGTGATGTTCCATTGCCAATTTACGATAAGTCTTTTTAATCTCATCGTCAGATGCTGATCTTTCTAATCCTAATACTTTATATGGGTCTTTCATTTCCAAAATATTTGTACTGCTAATAAAGCTGTTGCTAAACATAAAGAAACAACAGTCTTGGTATTAATACCTTCATTCATTAGTAACCATGTTAGCAATGCAAATACAAGTATACCACTTGCAAAACCAATAAACCTACCTGGCCAAAGTGTATTATCAAAATATGTATATGTATAATATGTTGCTTTTATAAAAATATAACTTGCAATACCGCCTAATGTAAATGATACTAAAAGAGGATTGTTTTTCCACCAAGGCCAAAGGAACTGTCCATTTGATTGAATCCATATAATAGCTTGTCCAACCGAAAAGAGAATAAATGCATAAACTAGATTATTCATCAATATGATATTTGTAGCCTTCTCTATCCATGTAACCGATCCAATGTTCAACATCCTTTGCGGTTATCCAAACCGACTCTTCTATTCCGGTTCTAGTTGATCTAGCAATGTTCATAAACCATTGTTCCTTTGGATCATTTTTATCCTTTTCCCACCACATCCATACCTTTTGCCAAGACTTGGGTTTCTTCATGTAACAACGCTGCCACTTGGACAGTGCTTTCATGTATTCTTCCCTAGTTACATTCTTAACCTTCATTACCTAGCGCCAGTATTTGTTGCGTCTAAATCTTCATTAAGTTCGCGTAATTGTCGCCTCATTAACTTTTCTTCCAACTTAAAGCGCTTTTCGTCAAGCTTATTTGACTCTTCCATTTTAGTTGCAATCTTTTCCAATACAGTGATCAACCTCGGTAAGTCAGCTGTGTAAAATTTTTGACCCATTACGGTCTTATGAAAATCGTTCATATTCTATGTTTATTATTATATGTATTCATGGTACTTAGTTTATGAAATGAATATATAAAAAAATCAAGTTATAGTATGCAATTGCTGTCTTATGACGAATTCTTAGTTGAGAATAACTTAAACGAGCAGAATTTAAGCTCTATTTTATACAAAAAACAACTACTAACTACTATAGATGGAATCAAAGTATATTTAATTGATTCATCCATTTTAAGTAGACAATACCCAGTGTGGAATGATTATTTAGGTAGTCATCATTATGGTAAAAAAAGCTTTCATATACCTGAAGATGAGATATTTATATCAGACAAAACACCTTCAAGTGATATTAAAAGAGTAATAATGCACGAGTATGTAGAGAGAGCTATAATGAAAGTTTTAAAACTCCAACATGGTATGTCTCCTGAAGAAGCTTGGAATATAGCTCATTATTTTGTTAAAGATGATTTAGGTTTATGATGCTAATAGTACAGACTTTCTACTAGAGCGGTTACGTAACTACTTAAATATATAAAAAAATCAAAATCAATAAACATGACTAAATTACCACTATTTGAAGATTTCATACCAATTGGATTTAGTATGCCTAGCGCATCAATGTATGCGTTAGGAGCAAATACTCATGCTGACACTGGATATAATATGGATGCAATTGTTGGGCCAGCCACTCAATTAGGAAACCACATTGCAAAAGAAGCTCTTGCATATGAAATGAATGATAATCCTAAACATAAAGGCAAGGAATATATCAAAGAAGCCAAAAAACATCTCAACGATAAAATTGATGAGGTTTACGAAAGCTATTCTGTTACTAATGAAGCAATGGTACAAGTTGCTGGTGATAAGAAACCATCAGGCGCAAAGGTTTTAGCAATGGTTATTGTTGATAATCTTGAAAGTTCTAAAATGCTTAAACCTGGAGTAAATACTGATACACTTAAATTAGCTGTACAGAAAATGATTATGGACAATACATTTTAATTATGGACATTTTAAAATTTAAAGACTACGTTGTAGAAAAGGAAATTATCAAAGGTGGGATGGCTGATGGTATGGATGCACAAGATCTAGCAGATAAACATAAGTTACCTGTAGCAGAAATTGAAGCTGCCCTTAAAAGAGGACAAAAGGTTGAAATGGAACATCTTGACGACCCTGATGCTGCATATGAAATTGCAAAAGATCACATCTTTGAAGATCCTAAGTACTATGAGAAGTTAGCAAAAATGGAAGAATCCATTATGGAAGCAAATGATCATGATTACGATCCTGCCGCTCATGCCGAAAGACTTAAACGTAGAGAGCAACAAAACCTTGAAAGATTCCGCGCTGCGCAAGATCGTCAAGATAACTATGCAATTGCTCTATATGAATTAAAAATCAAAATGGACAAAATTGATCTTGAGAAATTAAAGGTACTAACCGCAATTCATGATCTTAAGAAAAAATTTGATAAACTAACGTAAGATGGACAATCAAGAAAGAGAAGATCTAAGTAAGATCCGCCACTATAAAGGAACCGTTGCAGATTTCAAATCTTATTGGGATGAAATGGCCGGTAAGAATACGAATGCATATGATACACCAGAGTATCAAGGATTTGATGATGTTCATCCAACTAGAGGATCTAAACAAAGTCCACATTGGAAAACATCTAATCTTACTGAACAAGACCATGAAGTTAACATGGCACAAAAATTACTAGCTGCATTAATTGATGATGCATTAGACTTGCAAGAAAAACTTGGAAACCTGGAAAAAGATATTCCAGGTTGGATCCAAGATCATATATCACAGGCCTATAACTATTTGAAACAGGCCAATGATGGTTACCACGAATTAGATTAAAAGAGGGATTTAAGACCCTCTTTTTCAATTAAAGTTTTTATCGCATTTAGGTAATTAGGACTCTCTGCATAATTAGCAGAAAGATATTGGAAATACTCCCCTTCCGAATTAACATTACCAAGATACCTACATTGGTAAAATGCGTAGTCATAAACACTCTCCCTCCAATGATTATAAAATGCATGGTTGTATTGAGTACCTCCTGCAGTAGTAACCCTCATTTTAGCTTCCTTCATTCCAAAGAGGTTGTTATTCTCTAAAAAGATTTTACTTTTCCATTGACCGGTTTCAATCATTGATTGCGCCATTACAATATGTGGATATTTTACATTAAGTTCTTTTAACATTTCCACTAGTTTATCTCGAGAGAATGCATCAGATTCTTTAACCAACACCATTCTTTCCATCTCGGTGATTTGGGAATAAGATTCTTTCTTTCCAAGGTACTTACCTACAGTAATAGAAGTAAATGAAATTAATGAAGCAATAATAAATAAGAAGACCATAATCTTCTTAGTACTTAATAAGTAAAAATTAAGCTTTTTTTCATCGTAAGTGTATAACATAATTATTATTTTTTAGGTTCAACAAAAATCCAAAGTAAAATGTAAATCACAATTGTAGTAGGTAGCGATGCCAAGAATATTGCCAGAATGCGCCATAGGATAGGGGGTATACCACTCCACTCACCTAACCCTTCGCATACACCACCTATGTAGCCGTTTCCTCTATACAGACGTTTATTCATTATCATAATTTTTCAAATTTAAGTTTGACATTATTTTATGTATTTTCTCTTTAATTTCGTTTCTCTTTTGTTTATAACAATGATGTACTTTTTTCCACCCCTTGTTTGATAAACCTGATATCTTTCACCATTAAGATAGTGCCACTCATCAGTATATGAATAATCTTTAATTCTTTGTTCAACCGAACATGATAGTAATGATACAAATACAAGAAGTACAAATAACTTTTTCATATTATGATAGTGAATTTGGGTAATACAATAAGGTAGGATTTTTCTTTTGGATGTCAGGAATATCACCACCTAAATTCATATACTTTTTAAATTCCATAACATCAAATCTAGATGTGATTAGATGATAACCGTTTTTAGTTGGGATGCAAGTAATAAGTTTTGACCCTTCAGGTTTTACTTGGTCAATGATATGAGCAATTCGATGAACAACGATTTCGTCTTTAGTATCAATGTCTACAATCCAACGTTTTTCTGATGTTTTGATTTGTCCAACCACAGAGTCAAATACATGTTGTTGGTTAATTTGTCCGCTTTGGATACGATGTACGATTTCAGTAATCATATTCATTGCAACATCATGGTGATTTTGTTTTTGGATATGAATGTATGCACGGGCCTTAAACATCTCACATAACTGTTGAATTTCTTCGTATCGTTTTTCTAGATGTTCAATGTTATCAATGCAGTATGTTTTAATGGTACGAACCGATTGATGATTATCCCGTTCTCCTTCAGGTTGGTCTTTCTTACGTTTGAAAACATAGAGCATATAGAAATCCCCAGGCTTTTCAAAGTTAAGTAGCGGTTTGATAAGTTCGATGTTATTAATCATTTCCGTTTAATTTATGTAAATATAAAACAAAAAATTGGGATTTGAAAATTTTTCTATGACTTTTTTCTCTCTAGTATGAAAAAAGTTATTAACAATCTGAAACTAGGTATTATCTAAGTAATGTAACTTATTTGTAGCGAATCGTTTTCACTAAAATAGTGTCACCTACATTCACTTCATGGTGGGCGGTGTACCTAACATTGCAGTTGGTTGTAATCTTCCATTCAGGATCTGTTTGTAATGTATGCTTCTGACCTATGCCATAATATACAACATTAGTAACAATACATTTTTTGTATGATGCATTTTTAATGGTAGGTCTTACACACCCTATTAAACCAAAGATCATTAATGCGATAAGTACTTTCATAGTTATTGAATAGTTTCTTGGTAATTACTCTTTCCTGATTTCTGTGTTGACATTGTTTCTCCTCGAGATGTAAAGTAATGGTGGCGGCCGCCGTCATAAAAACGGTAAACTTTAACACCATCCTTCTCAAACAAAAATTCAACCTCAAATCCCTTACCTTCGCTAGTCACAGATTGCGGATCTTTATAACAACTTGTTAAAAGAAATACTAATAAAGTTATACTTAAAATCTTCTTCATATTAAATAAGTTTAAATTCAAAACGATCTTTCATTCTAGTTAAGGCTTCATCAGGTACGCCATGTTCATTTACACCGTTATGACGATTTTCAACCACCAGCGAAAATACTTTATAGTCCCATTCTTTAGCCAAATCGTAGTATGCTTTCATTTCCCATTCCTGTGTAAATGTATTTGATACTATGATTCTTTTGTTTTCGCCGGTAGTATGATTTAGTATCATTGCAGTATTAACTTCGTCATGGCACCATTGATGGGCATCCTTTAGTTTAGATCCATCAAAGATATAACTACCGTCTTTCATAAAATACATATCAGCTTCAACGTGAAATCCACCTAATGATTTTGCCAATGTTGATTTACCACTACCAGGTAAACCTCTTAATAAAAATAACTCTTTCATAATTTAAAAATCTCCAGGTGCTACTTGAAAACAAACGATTCCGTTGTCTCTCCACATTTTTACTACTTTATCACGATCATCAAATGTACATAAGATTTCGTGACCCATTTCCAATTCTTCATCCAACCATTGTTTCTTTAGGATATCATCTTTGGTGTAAGATCGTTGAGGTCTCATACGTAAGAAGTCTGGATGGATTCCATTATCAGATAACCACTGTTCGGTTTCTGTACGAGAAATTGAATCCCTGCCTGAAAAAATACCTACACGGTATCCTTGGTCTTTCAATGCCTTGAACGCCGTAATAACAGGAGTGTTAGGTTCGTCTAATTGAATGTTTTGTGGATCAAAGAATTTTCCCCAATGAATCTTTCCATCTGGTTTGGCGGCTAACAGTCGACGTTTGTCGATGATTGCCAAAGTACCATCAAGATCAAAAATAACAGTAAGTTTCTTCATATTGTTTAAATTGTATAAAACAAATATAAACTATACCTTTATGTTCTGAAAGTGTAAATGAAAATTAATTACTATACTTAATAATATTATTGACTGCATTTAAGAATAGCCAATCTTCAACTTGTGGAAGTTTACATAAGAAGTCATATTCCCATGTATAAGCAGCCTTCTCTTCTTCCTTTGGTGTTAGCTTTACATTAGCATTCCATATCTTTAAATGAAAAGATTCATGTACAAGAATTGCTGCAATGTTATTAATGGATGGATGCTGAACATCTTTAACCGTTATAACTATAGTCTTAGGTGGTAGTGTTGTGGAATGATCACCTATTATGAATTCAACTCTTTCACAATTATTGATTAAAACCTGATACTTTTCAGGATCCGTATTTTTAATAAGGACAATTGCAGAGTCAACTTTAGACTTCCACCCATCACCAACATCATCAATTTTAATTTGTGAAAACACTAAAGAAGGAACTGCAAATAAAATACAGGTTATGGCATTTTTGAAATACATTCGATGATAGCTTTTTTTAATGCATTGGAAACTGTCATTTTAGAAAATGGTACCTTTCCATCTACAAGTTCAATCATAACGGCCCTTACCTCCGTTTCTGATTCCCCAAAGCCTTCATATTTATTACCGTTGTGATATATTCTTACACCTACTTGAGTAACTTGATTTGTTTTTTCAACACCTACAATTCTTATTGTGGTTTTAGGGATACCAAAATAAAAAACTTCAATGTCAAGATCCTGACCTTGTTCTGATAAACAATATTTCTCTGATAGAAGTTCTTCTGCCATCTGTTTAATTCCAAAGCGAATATCTCGGTTTCCTAATTCTCTTAGCTTAGCAGTTGAATATATTGAATCAACTGTGATACATTCCTGTGAAAACCCAAATAGTGGAATTAAGAATAAAATAGTAAGTATTAAATTTTTCATTAGTATGTAACTTGTGTTTTATATCCTGGTGAAAGTAAATAGTAATTTGAGGTACCACCACTAACAGGTGAATTTATGGTTATTGAAGATACACCAGGTATAGATGATCTAATGTCCGTTGTACCATTTATTAAAGATGTGTATTGTGATGTTGTAAATATTCTTGATTTAAAAGTACCTACCCAATTTATTGCATAACCATTCTTTCTATAATTAATATGGTAAACATCAGATATTGTAATATCGCCGTCGCCGTTTAAATCATATTGAACCCAATGTATAGATTTTTTTGGAGTCTTTCCAAGTATAACATCGCTTGCCCCAATCATATCGGATAGTTGTAAATTTGTAATAGGATCAACTGCATCTATTTGTATGTACCATTCTGTGGCAGGATTTGTTGATTGCGAAAATGAATAATAGCCGGATGAATTGGTATAGACAGTCTGATGAAGAACCCAAGGAGTAAATGTAACCACATAATCAAATTCAATTACATAGGGTAACGATGAATTTGCCAAATCGTTCCACTTACCTCCACCTACAAATTGTGTGTAGTCTTCGTTACCTGAGTTATTTGGTTCGCCCGGATTCCAGTTGGCATATTGATTTGTTCTGTACCTATAAGCATAAAGGTTAAACGTTCTGTCTATTTCGTCTAAAGTAATAGCTCTATCAAAGAATTGAATGTCGCCTAATCTAAAAGCACCATACCCACCATGACCCATGTTGGTAGCATCTTGTAAACCAAAAGCAAAATGTTGTTGCCCGTTTCCTCCATGTATAAATGCTGCTTGGCGAGAAAAGTTTATACTTCCAAAACTAACATTATTCAAATATCCTCTCATTGTGGTACCGTCATAAGTAATACAAACCATGTTCCATGTATTGAGTGTAATAGCAGTACTTAATTGAGTAATACCTATGCCATTCCAAAAACCAACCCTTAAAGTATTTGATCCTGTGATTTCCATGATTGATTCATGCCAACTGGATGATGGACTTTGAATGTTTAATTCAGATGCAATTACGCCATTTCCTGTTGGGTAAACCCAGGCAACCACTGATATTGCTGTTGAAGAAAATCTTGAAGCTAGATTGCTAGTTATTGCATATTGGTTAGAACCGTTAAATGCTAAGTATTTACCACCTGTGCTTGAATACGCAGGTGAATTGTATAAAGTTGCATGAATAGAACTTTTAATGTCTGATAAAGTTGAGCCAGCTGAATAAGAAGAAACATCGTAGTCAGCTTGAAGATTTGTGGTTACTTGAGTTTCAGTCCAGCGGTATCCACCAAGTGGTTCTGAATAAGTGTAACCAGCAACTCTATCTTGGTAATAACCAATCCAACCCGAAGGCCATGTATTAAAAAGAAAATTGTTTTCAGCTACATTTGATACTGTAGCAAGGTGGCCTCCCATATTCTCACATGCAGTTTTTGCTGATGTCCAAGTCATAGACCCAGTTGAGCGGTAATAAGAGTGACCGTTGTAATTGGTTTGTGAAGTGAATCCTGTTAATGTAGGTGTTGTTCTCTTATATAGTTTAACAGGTACATTAATCGCACCACTCCCATCAGCATTACGAATATAACCTGAGTGTGTAAATGTTTGAGCATTGGTTATCGTTGAAACAAAAACCAATAGGATAAAAAGAAATCTTCTAATCATAATAACATTCTAGTTCCTAACATAATGGTGTAGTTAAGCGCAGCATCTTTTACTGCCCATGCACCACCTGTGTTTATATTAAGTTTAAACCTCTTTGTCAAATTAATATTAGTACCAATAATAGGTAACACTACATGAGGGGATTTAAGTAATATATCATTATAATAGCTAACATAAGGTGCATAAACATAAAGCATTAATACCTTAAAGTCAAATCTATTAGTTATTTTAAAATCATACATACCACCAGCAATAGCTGCAGTACCAATAAAGTCAGCTCCGTAAACCTGACCAAATGAACCAGTTAACATATAAACCAATTTCATATTCTTTGGTTTATTTAAACTCCACATCTGCCCAACTGATAATGTACTGTATAACGTAGGTTGAGCCTCAAATCCTATTGTACCTGTTACTGATATAAGATCTATTCGTTTTGGTTTCATAAAGGCATAATAGCCGGTAATATTAGGACCTCTTAATGCAGTAGTATAATCCATGTTAATACCCCAGGATCTTGCACCGTCCCATCTCATTGATGCATAACCACCGGTAAATTTGCCACCTACTGCTACATCTGAATTCTGAAATTGGAAACCAACAAAATCCGAACTTGCCAAAACAGTAGGACGGTTTCCATTTTTGTTACTAGGATTCCCACCCGACGTTGAATTTTGTACTGAATTTACAGATGATCCTACAAGATTTGTTTTACCACCTTCCTCGGTCCCTGGTGGTTCGCTTGTTGTGTTTGTTCCACCTTCGGTGCCTGATCCACTTGTACCTGATCCACTTGTGCCTGATCCACTTGTGCCTGATCCACTTGTACCTGATCCACTTGTACCTGATCCACTTGTACCTGATCCACTTGTGCCTGATCCGCTTGTGCCTGATCCGCTTGTGCCGCCTTCGGTACTTCCAGTACTTCCGGTACTTCCATTGGAGCCAGCATTTGTTTGGCCTTGGCCAGTGCCTCCCCCATTGGTGTTCCCATTTGCATTAGTATTCTGGTTATTCGTAGAAGTGTTTCCATTTGATGCCCCTCCATTACCACCTTGGGTTGATTTATCTTTCTTACTGTTACTAGTTGAATTTTGTGTACTATTAACAGCTCCTGAAATTAGGTTTGATGATCCACCTATACTGCTTAAGCTAGATAGACTTGAAATTGTGTTTATTGTTCCTAAGAAATTAATTGCAGTATTTTGGGCAACATTTATCGCGGCAGGAAGGCCGACAATTGATGCACATGGATTATTATTTCCAAATGACCCAAATACACCTTGTGCCCAACTTTCAAAACCACCATTATAAAAATCGGCAGGTTGAAAAGTATTTACCTGCCCATAGTAAGTAACAGTCACACCGCTTGATGGAACTTGTAATGTTTTAATAGCTCCTGTACATGGATCTGTATATGAATAGCTAATCTGAGAATATGCTGATATAGAAAGAATCCAAAATATTAGTGTAAGTATGATCTGTTTACGATACATTTATGATTTAAAAATTCCTTTTTTGATCATCCTAGAAACAATTCTTGATGAAGCCGTTTCTAGGGCTTTCTTAGTTGTAATTCCTATCGTACTTTGATTAAACTTGATTTCTGTGTCATCTACACCATCAAGAATAGAAACCGTCTTTACTGTTGTTGCTTCACCTAAACCAGATCCCATAAGAATTTCGCCTGTCTCTGCATCAACAAATCTAACCTGTAAACCCAGTCTTGTAACTTGTGTAGTTTTTGATTCACCGTTTATTTTAATAACCTCATCTTCGGAAACCGAAAAGTCATAAACTTCAATATAAACAAAATACTTGGCGAGTTTAATTTTACCTCTACCATCTACTTTGTTTTCAGTGAAGCCTTTATCCGATGCCTTAAACTGTTGAACCATTCTTTCTTTAATTTCAAGCTTATCCTCCGTAAACACAAAGCGGTTAGTATACTCTAGGTATTCCAAAACAATATTTGTTACACCAAGACCAACTCTTTTGTCTTTTAATTCAGGATACATTTCATATAGATCCTCGTTAATTCCTATCTTAAGAATTTGTATTGGTATTTGAATAGTATCAGTATATTCAGGTAAAGCATCTATAGATTGCTTCTTTTCAAACTCAGCTTGATATTGCTCGGTCTTAATAGTTCCGACCTGAGCAATACCAATCTGTGTTGTGAGAATTAATACTAATGTTGTTAGTAAATTCTTCATTTCTAATTTCTATTTTTAGTCAATGTATTCCTCAGTTGACTCTTCTTTTTTACCATGTTTAGTGGTAATGAATTTATCAACCGAAGCAATTCCAAATGCGCCTAATGTAATAACCATAAAGCCATCAAATACGAATTCATTGATTGGCATTTCTTTGCCTTGGAATCCGGTGTAAATATCAACAGCTAGGCAAACTACCATCATTAAGAATGCGCCAAACCCTACTACTGATTTTTCATTGATGTCATTATCATCCATGAACATTCTTTTTAAGAAATTTGGTTTTTTAGTTACTTTTGTTCCCATGTTTATTTGTGTTTTTTTTATTACCAAGGAGCGTCTTCAGATTCTGATTTCTTCTCCTCTTTCTTTTCAACAGGTTTTTCTACAACTCTTTCTTTAATCACAGTGGTACCACCTGATTTTTGCTGTTGCGTATTTTCCTGATTTTGTTGAACATTAACTACAACCGGTGCGGGCGCAGCCTGCTCAGTTTTAGTTTCTTCTTTATCTTCACCACCCCCACCGAATAGTGTAGTAGTTAGATAGGTGCCTCCTGCTAATATTGCAGTTGAGATGGTACCAATTAAAGTCTTCTTAAGACCTGACCATGTCCCATCATTTTCCATGTTGTTTGTTTCTTCAGACATTGTTTTTTATTTTTTTATTAATTTGAAAGATTCAATCTCAGTAAGAGATTGTAAAGTTGTAAAGTAAACGCCAGTTGATACATTTTCAATATTTGAATAGTATACGTATTTTCCTATTGGCATATCTTTATCTAAAATTGAATTAATGATACGGCCATTCATATCGGTTACTAAAAGTTTAATTCTACCGGCTTCTTTAACAGTAAAGCTAACCGAAAAATCACCAGTTGTTGGGTTAGGATAAACTTTAATAGTTTCTTCCATTGAACCAGAACCACCAGCCATTTTAGCTACAACTAGAATTCCGTTTGCAGGATTTATACTTAAGTCCTTTGAATTAAAATCACCTGAAAATTTTCTAGAAGTATAAAGAGGAGATTGTGCCCATTCGTTCTGTGGTGACTTAGCTAAAAAGCGTAATGTAAAAATATTATAACCATCTTCAATTGCATATGCTTTATTAGCAGATGGATCAAATCCAACCCATTCTACTATTCCGTCAAGAGGATTAACGGATGATAACCAAAACATAGATTTTGGTGAATTGTATACATCTCTAAATTCTAAGATATCTTCATCGTAAAGGAACCCCATTTGAAGCGATGTAATGTTAATTCCATTAGTATTAACCTTCACTGGAATTTCTACTAAGTTTCCTTCATTAACAGAAATGCTAGGTACATTAACCTCTATTGACTGTGTAGGAAAATCATACTCAACTTTAGTATCAATTACATTCTCCTGTTGGGCAGGTGTACCGGGTAACGGATCAATTGCAACTTCAATTGGAGTTACACGGGCCATATTATATCCTGTTCCATTAGCATCACCAGGGACTAGTACATAGAATTGAACTGAATCAGGTTGACCTGGCAGAATATTATGATAGAAGTTAGTTACACCTGAAATAGTAGATGTGTAGTTAGTAGTAGGTGTTCCTGTGATTGTATTCTTTTCAGCAACAGTAAAGAATTTAACATCTTTTACACTGTTAGGCCAAGCACTGAATCTACCAGCAATTCTACCAAATACACCATAAGCATCGGTAATTGATATATTGTTAGATCCATTAACATCTGCGGTATAGAAGTCCCAACCTGAAGGGGTTGCAGATCCTAAAACCCATTGATTAATTAATTGAGCATCTGCCGAAGAAATAACGTTACCCACAGACATCGTATCACCTTTAATTGCCAGACGTACATCATAATATGTAGTATCAATAATTTCAGTGAAAGCAAAATCACCATTGATATCTGTAACATAAGTATCATGAATAGACCAAGTTGAACCAGTTTTAACTTTTTTCTCTAGAGCTAATGTTAAGTTTTTAGCACCAGTTCCGGTTGTATTTGTAAATGTTCCGTGATAATTAAGTTCTGGTTTTTCCCATACACCACCATAACTATGTAATGCTAATGTTGTATCTAAACCTGGATTAGTTGCCGCCAATTGATTAAATGTATTAACACCACTCCAAGTTAGATCACTGATTGTTGATAATGCATAAAATGAAGAAGCACCAACGTGGTTAAATGTTACTTCAAACTTTTCACCGTTTGCTATTGAATATGTGGCAGAGGATCCTGTATAAACTAGAGTGATTGTTAAATAGCCACCTGCATTATTATCTACGTATTGTAAGTTTAGGTTTGATGTAGATCCTAATAATGTTGGTGTTGCAGATGAGAATGCATTCTTGTCATAGAATACTCTAAACTGTACACCAGTAATAAGAGTAGCGGTTGTATTCTGTAAAGTAATTTTTGCTTTAGAGAATCCTTGTGTATGTGTACCTACCTGATATGTGGTATCTATAATTGCATAGACTCCGTTACCTGGTGCCGGTGGCGCCGTTTGGGAAAACCCAACAAAGGGCGCCATAACCATCATTAAGATGGCCAATTTTTTTAGAAAGGTTTTCATTGTTCATAAATAGTTATTTTAAAGGGTTAATAAATTAGTGTTGTATAAATTACTTGATATCAGAAGATTCAATTAATGTATATGTAAATGACTTACCATGAATAGCGGCAGCCTTTCTACAGATAGTCATAAATGATTCAAAGTCTGCGGCTTTTTTAAATACTTGGCATCCTTCTGACCAGTTTTCAACATAAGTAGAATCTGCGCCTGCTTTATGAATGTTAATACCAAAGACACCTTCAGCAATTTTAGTTTCATCATAAGTCATGTCACGGTTAGCATCACGATATACTTTTACAGGTTTTTGTTGTTTAAGAGCTTCATATTTACCTTGGTGTAAACCTAAAGTATGAGAACCTCTATACTGACCTTCAACAAGTCTAGCAACTCCTGCCGAATTATGATATTCCATTACGCCTTTCTTACCAGGATCGGTAGTACAAGTCCATGAATGAAATTTCCATACTCCACCTTCTTTATATGAAACGGTCATAGTATCATCAAATACATTTGTAACTTTATTCCCAGTTGCCGAGTTTCTTACCCCAACAATGTTAACATCAAAATCCTTAGCTCCTTCGAACCAAGCATATCCTTTTGCTTTAACAGCAGCTTCAATTTGTTCTCTTGTGTACATTTTATTTTCTTTTATTTTTTATGGTTTACTTAAGTAAGTTGTAGTATTCTTTGAAATGTTTGATACGATCAGCAAGACCGATAGTACCACCGTTAACTCTTTTAGTTACTGATGTAACTGTAGCATCATCAGCACCTCTATCACAAATTGACCAAAGGCTATTTGAGTTAAAGAAGAATGCAGCAGAAGCTAAAGGATATTTAGTTGCTACCAAATCAGGATTAGCAATAGTATCTTCGCCAATGAATTTAGCAAAGTTTGTGTAGTTTGATTTTCCAGTTAATTGAATATAACCACGACCGCGGAATTTGAAACCTTCTTTAGAAGCTTCATCTCCGTTACCCATACGAGATGCATAAACTCTTGATGCAATCTTTTCAGGATTACGAGCGTATGATTCATTAAGATTACCAGGGAAGTACTTAGGGAAAATCTTTTTTAATCCATCAGCTGAATAATTTAGATTTTCTGATACTGCTTTGAATCCACCACTCTCATGACCACACTGTGCTAAGAAATGAGCTAATCTTAAAATATTAGTAATACCAAACTTTGCAGCTGTATCTGGAATTTGAGCAATAACTGCATCAGGAATATGTCCTTTTAATTTTTCAAGTTTAAATGCAGAAGGTGGGATTGCAACTGGTGCAGCGGTTGGGGTAGGGGCAGCTGAAACACTGATTCCCATTTTAGTTAAAGTGTTAGGTCCAACAATACCATCGTCGGTTAGACCGTTTGCTTTTTGCCAAGCTTTTACAGCGGCTTCTGTTTTCGGGCCAAAATTACCCGTTGGCTCTACGCCTAGTTTTTCCTGAATCTTTTTAACCTCAGGACCCTTTGATCCATTTCGTAATACCATACTTGTTAACTTTTTTATTATTTATAAAAAGTTAAGCATAAAAAAGTAATGAAAACCTACTGTTTTAAGAGTAGGTAATGATCTACGATGGTATTCTAATTAGGATGTTATAAGTTGTTCTCTTTTGTCGTTTTTACCATCTGGTAAAAAATAGCTTTTAATCTAGTTTGTCTCTTTTTAACAGAAGGTTTGACAAACTCTTTCCTGCTCTTAACTTCATTAATTACACCGTATCTAATTGATTTTCTTTTGTACTCTTTTAGCATACGGTCGACGGTGTCTTTTTCCTTTTTCTTAATTATGATCATTTCTTATTCTTTATATTTTCTATCCAATCTTCTAAAGTATGAGTAGGTTTCCAATCTAAAAGAATTTCAGTGTCAGATGAAAATTCATAACTTGTGAATCTTTCACCTCTTCGTGCAGGTACTATTTTATATTCTCCACCAAACATATTTGCTACATCAAGAATTGTTACATTCTTGCCTGAACGTAAATGCCATTCATGACATAGTTCTTTACTGAATACTTTTATAAGTCCGGCTACAATATCGTTTACATGAGTAAAGTCTCTACTTTGAGTACCCGGTTCAACAACGGTTAGAGATTCTCCATTTTTATATTGTCTTTCAAAGATACCTATTACAGTTGAATAATCACCTTCCATAATTTGACCAGGCCCATATACATTAAAGAAATAGCAGATCTCGTATCTTAATCCAAACCACTTGCCATAGTTTTTAATTAATTCAACCATCTTTGATTTAGACCACGCATAAGGAGAAAGGTTTTCGTCCTTACCATCATTGCCAAATTTAGATGAAGATGCCGAGTAGATTAGTTTAGCATTCCACTGCTTACATAAGTTAAGAATAGTTGGGGTACCTGATAGGATAGATCTTTGAACATAATCAATATCATCAAATGACTTTACGATTCTTGAGTATTCACCAAAATGATAAACCACATGAAAAACTTTACCAGCAAAAATTGTATCAGCATCCCAAGTATGTCCTTTAATATAAGTAACACCTGGAATGTGGTTTTCTTCTTTACCAGTAAAATAATTATCTAAGACAGTAATGTCTATATTATCATATTGTTCTTTTAAGGACCTTACCAAATTAGAACCAATAAAACCGGCTCCACCGGTAATAAGTATTTTTATCATAAGAACATTTTAAAAATTGTGCCGAAGGTGGGGATCGAACCCTGCGTCACAGGTATTTCTCTTTTTGTATTTCTAGGCGTCCCTAAAAATAGATACGTACCACTGCTCTACCACTGAGCTACTTCGGCAATGTGGGTAGGATCAGACTTGTTCTGCTTAGGCAGATCTGCCTACCGAGACCTCGTCGTTGAATTTCTTCAGAGCGTACCGAGACACTAGGTAATTACTCAGCTACTACAGCAGAGTCAACTGCAACACTGTCAACCGCAACACTATCAACCATTGTAGAGTCAGCCGCTGTGCTGTCTGTGGTTGAAGTACCAGTTCCCATGTTACATGCCGCAAACATTGTTACGACAGCCAAAAGAGCGAAGATTTTCTTCATGATATTATTTAATTTAACCTTTGGACCCCGTGTCCAAATTGAGCGGATAGAGGGAATCGAACCCTCATCTTCAGCTTGGAAGGCTGAAGTAATAGCCTTTATACGATATCCGCAAAAACTGTCGTTCTTTATTTTTTATTTGTTTATTATATTACTTTTCTTGAACAGGTTTACACCCATCCTCAAAAATTTTCGTTAATTTATTTTCAAGTTTATCTAAACGTGAATCTAATGTACGGTAAATTTCTTCAACCTTACCGTCTAAGTTTTTATCAATAGAATCGCAGTTATACGATACTTTTGTTAATTCTTCATCTATACGACGATGAATAGTTTCTGCTTCTTTAGCCAAATCAACGGCCAATGAATCAATCCCATCCCAAACGGAGTGGGCTTCTTCTGCTGCATTAGCAGCTTTTTTCCAAACCATAAGCATACCTACAACCCCAAGTACAACCAGAACCGTAAGCACACCCAAAGTAAAATAAAGTGTTTCCATAATTTTGTTTTTTTTATTTCAAAGAACGACAGTCTTTTTATTTATCCTAGAATGATATCTTGCTCAGCAATCTTAATATCATAATACCTTTCTCCGCAGATTCTATTCTTATGAGCTTCTGCAAATTCAGGTCTAACGAACCATGCATTGGTTCCACCCCATTCTACAATTCTACCTTTAACAACAGTATCCCTAAACACAGGAAGGATATTACCTTCGCGGTCAGTTCTACCTTCAGGGTGAGGCACACATGCCATTTTCTTTACCCAACTTACTTGATCTCCGATTTTAAAATTTGCCATGTTATATAATTGTTTAAAATTAGTACCCATATCTGGATTCGAACCAGAAACCTACGCATTAGAAGTGCGTTGCTCTATCCAATTGAGCTATACGGGCATTTGTGGTAGCCAGGGCGGGAATCGAACCCGCATGGGCTTTTCAGCCCGAGGGATTTTAAGTCCCTTGTGTCTACCTATTTCACCACCTGGCCATCAGTTGTTATTTATCGTTATTGGATGAAGCTTTTACATTACTACGAAACATAATGGTACTTAAGATATAGATACCGTATGCCTGCCAAAATCCGATTGGATTGATTCCATTAACAGAACCAACGAGGGCGTTATTCCATAACCATTGGATTGGCCATGCAAGAAAGATTCCAATAACGATTGCACCTAACAGTAATAATAGACCTAGGGCAAATGCAGCAGCAGATTTATTCATATTTGTTTTTATTTGATTATAGAATAATAATAACAAGTGGTTGTTGGTTCTGAAAGTAATTTGAAATTATTTTTTCATTCCAAATAAAAAGATGATGACAAAGATAGGCCAAAACGTAACCCAAAGGAATCTTTCAACGTTTGTAGTGTTTTCATTAAGATCGGTTTCTGCCATCAATGATTCTATGCTCATTCCACATAAAATACCTATAGAGAGATAGACAACTATAATATTAAAGATATTCATATTACGAATTTACCATTTCCTCAATCTCACTCTGTGGTACAACACCAACCTTACGACCTTTTATTTCGCCGTCTTCTAAATAGACAAGTGTAGGAATACTTCTAACACTAAATGCGCCAGCCATTTCATAGTCTTCATCTATATTACAAAAGTAAACCTTAACGTCGTCTTTCTCATCCGCGAATTTTTCAACCATAGGTTTTAACATCTTGCATGGGCCACACCAAGGAGCCCAAAAGTCAATCAATACTTTACCTTCTTTAAGAAGGGCTTTATCTTCAATTTTCATTACTGTTTAATTTTGTTAATTATTCTTCAATCACCAGGTAAGGTAATTTGTCTTCGGTTTCTTTAACCACTCCACTCTTAATCAATTCTTGCGCATATGCAGGATCCTGTGATGCAATTAACCTAATTGTTTGATCCATGTAAATAGTCTTCATAATCTTTTTTGTTGTAGTCTTTAAACATTTTGTCAAGTTCTTCCTCGGTCTCCCACTTATAGTCTTTGTTAAGCCAACGATCAAACGCGCAATCACTCGGCCAACAGTCGCATACTAAGCATTCTCCGTTATGATCTGGGTCACATGGAAATTTTCTATTGTTTATTTGATCCATTCTTGATATGCCAATTGATATGCTTCAACTTTATCCAAAGCTGGATTTTCTTTTAAGAATTTTTTTGCATATTCATCAACTTCTCGACTAAGCCCATATGCTTTGGCTTCCATTAAGATTTCATCAATATGAAAGTCGGCATCAAAAAATTTCTGGTTTGCCATCTTTTCTTATTTCACGAATTTCGTCAAGGATATCTTGCATACCACCAACAATGATTGCTGGAATTGCAAAGAACCAAAAAGTGTCATTGCCAAAATTTACTATTGCCATTAGCCACATTATAACCGACTGAAGGCTAAGTAAATTTGTTCTTAAAAAGGATAAAGTCTTTCGCATAGTTTATGTTTATTATTATATGAATATTATGTACATTGTTTAAGTACCCTTAACGGGATTTGAACCCATAACCTTGATCGTATAAGGATCCTGCTCTAACCGTTGAGCTATAAGGGTCAACGAAGCTTATGCAGCAATTACGTCAAGAGATGCATCAAGATGAAATTCGTAATCCCAGTTAGTCTTACCAATAGTGGTATCTCCAGACTGTCTTACAATTTCAAATGGCCCAACTTCTTTACCGACGATCTTAAGACCATCGCGAATTACGGTTGAACCTTTTGGCAAACTCCAAAGCTTGTAATTTTTGCCACTAACGGGCTCGCTTACAAAAAAGGGATTCTTTTGCAGTTCCATGATAATAGTTTTGAATTAAATGTTAAAGTGAAATTAAAAAATGAAAATTAGTTAGATTCGGTTGTTTCATTGGATAGGCTTATCCATCTTAGTCTAAAGTCAGTTAATGAATCACCGTTGACGTCTCCTTTGATTGGATCAACTAAAATTGCTTTAGCTGTTACCCTTTCTACGTAGTCTTCAACCGTACATATAAATTTTGCAGGATTTCCTGCGATTACCGTATAAGGTTTAGCATCTTTAGTTACAACAGATCCTGCGCCTACTATTACACCGTCACCGATATTTACACCAGGCATAATAATTGCATTCAATCCAATGAACACATTATTACCTATGACCGTTTTTCTAACGGCTACTTTGCCAACATGGTTGATGATTGAGGAGTCATGACATAGAATCCATGAACCAACCGCAGATATTAAATTTTCCCCAACTTCAACTGCATTAGGAATAAGTCCATCAATTCTGGTATTGCTAATAAGATAGCCATGTGAATCATGTACAAATTGTGGGTGGTTAAAGATACTCATAATTATGACATTTGAATCTGCTGTGCAGAATTAACTAGCTGATTAAAGAACTTAAGTGAAGGTCCTAAACCTTGCATTCTTCCAGTTGGAGTAATACATTCAATTGGAGCCAACTGGGTGATTGGTTTAGATGCAGATCCCCATAAGCAATAGTAACATTCTTTACTCCAAGAAGGTAGTCTTCTATAGATCATTTGACGATATTGAAACCAGTCGGTCTTTTGACGACATGCAGCTTTAACCAGTACAACCTGGTTACCATTACCTTCCCATTGGAGTTCAACTTTAAACTCCCCTAGGTCCTTATGTTTTTCGTTTTCCATTAAAGAGAGGTTAACATCTTATAGACTAATACGCCAATAGTAAAGGCAATCAAAAGAATAAGAGTTGCCGCCATAGTAGCTTCCGTGTACTCTACTTGAGAACGACGACGTCCTTGATAGTCAAATCCTGCATGATCTAATTGAAAGTATGCATCTTCTGAGCAACTTGGATCATCACATACATGTAGACTACTACTTGCAGGTTTAACGGTTATCCTATATGCAGCAGGTGAACCACAAAGATAACACTTAGTGATTTTACCTGCCTTACTATTTTTCTTTTTAGTGGTCTTCATTGGCGCTTCCAATAAATTCTTTGAACATGCGATACACTTCACCAGCATCTTCAACAAGTTCTCCTTTATACCAGAATCCTTGTTGGTCAATTATAATAACTGGTTCAGACGCTTCGCCTACTTTAAAAATAAAGCTGTTTGGTGGAGTAGAACCACTTTTGATATTATTTGTATTTTCCATAGTTTTCTTTTATTTATCAATCACGTCTTGTTATCCTGCTGGAGGAGTTACTCCAGATGATCCAGTTACCGGACCGCTTACTTGTGTAGTTCCTAGTATACCATTAATAGAAACGGTAATGCCCCACACAGAACCATTAGATGCAGTCACTTCCATTTGTGGATTACCTGCTGGTCCAGTCGCGCCGATGCTCCCTTCTCCAGTTGATCCGGTAGCCCCAAACCCAGCAGCACCAGTAGCTCCGGTTGCTCCGATCCCAGCCGGCCCAGTTGCTCCTGTGGATCCAGGTGGATTGTTTCCAATGTTTAATGTTATTTCTCTAACGGGTTGACCACCGAGTCCAAGTAAAGATGGTTCAACAGTAAATTTTCTCTTTATACTCATGCTTCAGATTTTGGTTGTTCTCCAATTATTTTTGTTATTCTGGTACGGCCACGTTCTCCAATAGGAATTGGGTTACCCTCTTCATCTATGTGGACGAATTTAATCTGGGTCTTAAGGACTAGTGTTTGTTTTCCTGTATAAACATTATGGGCTCTTGCCTCCAGGTACATTGTAACTGAGGTATGTCCTAACTCTCGAGGCTCTCCATAGATCTTGAGTAATTGGCTCTCCCTTGCAGGTTTCTCAAAGTTACACTTGTCAATACTTACGGTAACCATTCGTGGCGTATCGCATAACTGCATGCTAAACCCAGCTGCCGCAGCGTCAATCCAGGCAAGCAGCTTTCCACCAAATAGGTTACCATGAAACCCTAGGTCTGATTTTTTAATTGGATGCGTATTTAATAATTCCATCACGTTTCTTCTCTTCTTTCTTTTAGTCTTTCAATGGCAGTCGCACATTGCAGCACATAGAGCCTCTCTGGCCATCTTGCCCAAGATCTCGTAGGGATAGGAAAGCGGGGTAGCCAGAGACCACCCCCACTCTTCTATTAGGCGATCCAAGACAGGTTAGTCTTTCTTCCGCGTGCCTGATCATAAGCAGCATTTAAGATCGTTAAGTTGTTGTACTTGCCATTTAGTACATCGCTGACATGGACTGCACTGTAGCCAGTTCTTTCAGCAATTAATACTACGTCGCCACGTCTCTTACGACCAGTGTAGTTGGTCAGCTTTTGTAGATAGTTAAGCCTAGCGTAACTTCCACGTCTTTCAGTTGTTTTGTTCATATATGGTTTGTCCCCTTTTGGTACCTTAATTATATTGCAGATCCCTCAACTTGTTTCACTCCCAAATCCAGCCCCAGGTTACACGGAGTGCTCTGTATAGGAACCATCCCAGTCCCCAACCAGTGGCAAATAGAACGGCCCAGGTCCATACTCTAAGACTCCGAGGATCTCGCGGTCTGGTAAACCAGTGGATTGTAGTCTTTATCCATTTCATATCTCTCTCTTTAGTTTCCTTACAGTTATTATATGGATCACGAGTCCATTAGTTTCACGACTAGCCAGATCACGAGAGTACCCGGATGTACCTAGGTGGTCAACCGGTGGACTAGTAGACTAAAGGGACGCGAGCTACCCGGTGAAGGGTCACCGTGTGGGCATAGATGCGGCGCGTCCACTAGAGGATCTGGCGTGACCCGGTTTTTTCAGGCTAGAAATTTTCCAGAGCTAAAAGTGCGCCGGATGGACATTGTATTACTAGAGGATTCTGGACTATCCAGAAATTTCAGGCTGGAATTTTTCTAGACTGGACCGGCCCATGGGCCCTAGCCCACATCCAAAGGGCCAAGAGAAATATACACTTGGAGAGATCTGTTCTCTTTGGGTACCCTAGGTCTTTAACTAGCCGGTACCACCGGTACAGGTACCTGTCCACCATTGACAAACAGGATCCACCAGTACAGGTCCCTACAGTACCCCATCTACTGGTACGGCTCCACTCAGACCTGATCCACTCCATAACCGTATAATAGGGTTTTCTCATCTAGTGCTTGTAGCAGGCTGATTAGGGCCTGTAGCGGGCTCTAGAGTGGTAGTAGCGGTTGCAGAGGTAGTAGAGGCCTTTTGGTCTTTTTGGTTGTTTTTGGGCAATGTAGGGTGGTAGTGGGCTAGCTGAGGCTAGAAGGTGTTAGTGGCTGTACGCCTATATTACCCTAATTAAGAGTAATTGGGCCTTCTAGATGGGATTATGGTGAGATTCTATGGTAGATCTATAACAATTCCCTAATAATGTGCTATTTTGTGTGTTTTTAGGGCTATTTTAGGCCCTCTAGATGAGGTAGTTGTGGGGCTGCTCTAGATGAGGTCTAGAATGGGCCTAAAATGAGCCTAAAACTGGGTGTATTTGCGGAAACTTGATTCGCCACTACAGCAGATTTCCTATCAAGGGCGAATGTAGAGACAAAAAAAAGGACTGGCGATTAAACCAGTCCTAGGAGGTACGGGGGTAAACGGAAAAACCCGATCCTCAATATTAGATATCGCCGCGTACTAATTGAGCTTCTCTCTCAGTTAGGAGCGAACGATTAGCGAAAGGATCCACATTAAGAAGACCTTCAGTATCAAATTGTTTCTTTGTTAGTATATTACCGGCTGTTACCATTAGATTCCCCATTTTACTGTTGTCTATTTGATAGCGATTATCATTAGATGCAAAATTGGTCATACCATTTACTACATCCCATACACTCATTCCACTCTTGGCATTTTTCAGTTGTACCTGAGTAAAGGTATTTGGGTCAGCACCTGCCATATCGTAGGCTTTCATTGCGCGGTCGATTGGGATATATCGTTGGATATAGTCGTAGTCCACTCGTTGGTCAGTTGAAAGGATTGCAGATACAGCTTTTTGCATTTCTGCTAGTGATGCATCTGTATTGTGAGCTTTACGGATAGTATCCGCTAATCCAACGGGTTGGAACCCAGTAGAGGCCATACGGATCATATGCTCATTGAATTCATTGATGCTTTTGTCATTTAAACTATGTAAACCGTAGTTTTCTGCGAATGCAGTTGATGTCATTCCATTGGTACAGATAAGACGATTTAGGTAAGGAGATACTTCCAATCCACGAGTAGGTGTATTACGGAAGGTAACACCTGTTTGGAATACCTCATCTTTCATTCCTGGTACATGGAATACTCCGTGTGGAGATACACAGTTAATTTGAGATCCGCCATAAGGGGAAGATCCTACATGAGTTACTCCTAAACCGTATTGATCAATATAACGGGTTGCGAAGTCAAAGAATGATTCGTTACTAATAGATGCATACCCTGCAGGGAGAATATCAGTAATTTTACGAGTAGATGGGTCAACTAATAGGGTCACTGTTTGATCATTTGCAGTAGATTTCGCAGTTTTCATCATTTGAACCAATTGGCGAAGGCCGTCATTTCCGAATCCATCGGAGAATCTTTTGGCGAATGCCTTTGGAATACGAAGACGACCGAGTAATTTACCGAAAGCTTTATCAGTAACCTCGATTGCTACACCGTCGATTTGAATATGATTGTTATCAACCACATTGAATTCTGATAGGCTGATCTCTTTACGGATCAATTGATTTCCGATTGCCTCAGCTTTTGCTTGGTTAAACATGTTGGTTGATAGGGTTGTAATACTTTTTGCCATTTTTTCTATTTTTATTTTATACTGTAATTATAACAAGTTGTTTCAGATTCTGAAAGAGTTTTTCTCACTAGGTGATGTTTTTCTCACCTACTATATTTATCCAATT